CAGCCACAAAAGATCAGCATGTACTGCAGATACTCTGCCGCCGTCTCACTGAGCGGTGCAAAACGCACGATCCAAGGCGAGATCAGCATCAGAAGACCGCCTGTAGTCATGCCGACCACAATCGCCATGCGCGTCAGTCTGCCGCCGTACACTTTTGCCTTTACTTAGAGGCTAAAGCGCCAAAGGCTGTAGACACAGCTGCTGTATATACCACGCACAAGATCTCTTACGCATTCCTTGAAACGCGGCCGTATACAAACCGGTATGGCGGCATTTGCGGCGCTGACACATACCTGCACTGCGGCGTGATACAAGATGATGGGAGCATAAAAGAAGAAACCAAGGATGTAGATTACGTCACTATAAAATATTCTGATGAAGATTACAGCTACAAGGCCGACTTTTACGACCGCACCACATATGACAATGAATCGTTCGAAGATCGGTATACCGGCACGGTGTACTACCTGACCGACGAGATGATGCGGGACCTGGGTACTGGAGGCAGCATATGAACGAGACATGGGAATCTACGGTGAACGCCATATTGATGATTTACATATATGGACCGTTGATGCTGTTGATGTTGGGGATTAACTGTACGCTGTTGATTTTTAGCGTGTGGAAGATTGTAACAATAGCAAAACACATCGCCAAGAGATATTACGAAAAGTTCATATGTAAAATTTTCATGAACAATAAAAACGAAAAATAAGGTGAAAAAATTTTTATGGCACGACTGATTGATGCGGAGAAGTTTGAGGCGTACTGCATTGAGCGCGACCCGAAGTATTCAGAGGCCGAATGGCAGGCTTACCTGGATGGTGTACAGCGGGTTTTGGAAGCCATTGATGCGGCACCCACTATGACAAAATATGTGCGATGTGAGGATTGTGACGAGGTGGTACATTCCATTATACGCCCAGATTTATACTACTGCACACTGCATGACTGCGAGACGACAAAGGAGGGATTCTGTGATAAAGGACATGCCGAATAAAAGTCATTGGGAACTTGGCAAGCTGCTTTGTGCGCACCTGTGCGGCGAGAAAACGCTGGATGAAGTTATGGATACGATTGAGCTGATGCTGGCGCGGGATGTGTGGGCAACGATGGATAAGATTGACCCCATTGACGGACATGGCCCTGCAAGCCCCTATGACCAGCCTTTGATGGCAGAAACAAATTATTCAGCCCAGTTAAGATACGAGCTGGAAACGCCTGTACGGCGGGCTAAGGAGGTGGATAATGCACATGACAAGGCTTGAAAAATTACAAAGCGCAACGGCAGACGATCTGGCCAGCCTGTTCACTATCATGGATGACGACGGCGAGTACCTTCCGCTATTGATGCCAATGAACCTGGTGAAAAACCCAGATAACCTGGACGAAATTATTCAGAGCCAGAGCGAATGGCTGCAGGGCGAATATTGGCCGGGAGATTTTGGACTTGGCTGTTTTGATGAACCGGTAATGCCGGAACCAGCAATTTATTCATAACCTGCGATACCATATGGTATAACATGGCCTGAGACGCGCAGGGACGCGCTATGAGCCGCGACACAAGGAGATACGACATGCGATACATAAACCAGCAGGATGCGTTAAAAGCGCTGGGAGACGAGCCTGAAAGAACTATTTAACGAAAAAAGAAAGAGCGTGATTTTATCAGCGCCGGATCAGCTAGGACTGGACAAGAAAGCGGTTGTTTGTAGCGGGCTAAAAAAACCAGAGGAATACACCAATGGCTTGACATAAACGGGCAACGCTATGACCTGGGACTATTTTTGAAGCGACACGTTACGGCCTGGGCGATTGTATAAAACCAGGAACGAAAAGAACCAAGGACGCGATCCCACCAAAACCCATGCGCCCACACAGTCATGAGGTGCGGTTACACAAACAAAAAAACGCGAAGAACTCAAGGACGCGATTGAACCAAACCCTTTGCACCATAACAACCTTTACGCAACTACGAAAGCGGAACGCAGTAACTTGCAGGAACGCAGTAACAACCAAGAGAACGACCTCATGCGCCCACACAAGAACAAACGCCGGGGAAACGAGCCGCTTATAACATTAACGAGAGATTTATAATTACATCCTATTTTCACGCAGTTTTAGGGGGTGGTTTTGAACCTTAGTGCTATCAATGACACGCAATTTTTAGGCCGTTTTCTGAATAAACCCTTCAAAAACAGGGTCTCAGAGCTTTTTAACGCAAGCAATGACACGCAATTTTCAGGGCGATTTTAATGATTAGGAGCGATAAGTAAGAATGTTTATTAAGGAGGATCGGATCAATGATTTTTACATCCAGGTGCCCGCTGATCTGATTTTTTTGAAAGATGTAAAAGAAATCCTACCCGTTTATTTGGCGCTTTATATGCGGGCAGTGCCAGTTTACGAGGATGAAGAAGACATCTGGACCATTGCTACAATCGCTGAGATTACAAACACAACAGGCACGTTTGGGGTTGGCAAGAAGAGAAGAGAACAACACAACCGAGTGATTAAGGCGATACAGTATCTTGAAGAGGGTGGAGTAGTGCATACAGAGGATTTTGATCCTAGTAAGCCTTCAGAGCTGTTTCGATACCGTTTCTGCCCGGATATGAAAGATGTGTTTATGACGGGAAATGGAACGTTTAGTTTTGCTCTTCTTGGATGTAAAGAGTACCACGTTTTGCGCAAGCTAGTTCTGGCTGAATGCCCGGATGGGCGTGGGGCGGAAACCTTGTTTAGGGTGTATCTTTACTTTAACTACCGCCGTACATTGTGGCAGAAAACTTACATCAACGAAAGCTCAGGCACACTCCCTGTGTGGGTGGGAGTTTTAAGCGGTGTGGCCACAGAACTACGTTATCATACTGGAACGCTAACAAACGCAGTTAAAGATCTTTATAGTTTAGGGTTGGTTACGCCTTGTTACGGAGTGATTCCTGAAGGAATTGGTGTGAAAGGCAAACCCGATATGATGGTTGCTTTGAATCTGCTGTGCGATGAAGAAGGCCCTGCTAAGGCCATCTGGAATGCACAAGGCAGGTACCGTAAAAAACCAGGAAAAGAGCATTCCCGGTGGTATCCCGTTGGTAGCTGTAAGCCGTCAAAGGGAAAAGGTGAAGGTGCTGAGATGACAGAAGAGATGACAACGCCGGAGATTAAAGTATTGAATAATGACGGCCCCAATATTGTTGTGCCAGATGAAAGCAAGCCACATTTAATCTCTAGTATCTTTTTTAATTCAGCGATTTAACCAACAATAAAAATATTTTTTGGAGGTATAAAACTTTGAACAAGAAAGAAGCTGAAACTTTGTTGATACTGACAAATTTTCTGCATGACCTGTGGCAGGGATTTAAGGCCATGGTGCTGGTTGGAAGCTGCATTGTGGTGATCCGGCTGGCGTTGCAGATGTTGGGCACTATGGCCACGGTTGGAATTTTTGTGGCGCTGCCGGTTTTGTACGCGCTGCTGTGGGCGGCACTTTCCCGTGAGGCGTTTGACAGCGGGCGGGTTAGCATTGAAAAGATTTACAACCTGGAAAAAGCCGAAGACAAAGAGGATGACCCAAATAACAAGGAGGACGAGTAATGTTCGCACCACCACTATATATTGTGCGAAAGTTGAACCTGACCTACATTATCAACCATGACTATAACATCCAGATCAGCCAGGAGGAGGAAGAGCGCTTTTATGTAAAGCAGGGTGATAACATGCTGTTCCGGCAGATCCGGCTGCTTACATACGAGAGCAACGAGTACAACCGGTTTGTTGTGTTTGTGGATTGCGTGGGTGGTCAGAACAAGAAGGCGGCCATGAAGCGGTTGATCCAGCACGGGTTTAAGATTGGAAAGCAAGAGTTTGTGCTGAGTGAACGCAGCGCTAGTATGGTGCGGCAGGGCATTTTGAGCTTTGTGGACAGGCGGTTGGCCCACGACCTTGACGTGAGAATCACGATGGGAATCAACATAGATACGACAATAATTTCGAAATATCTCGCCTACCGTGGTTTGTGCTTTTCCAGCTGCCACTGCATTGAGAACTGGTACCCGACCATTGTGGTGGTGCCGGACTGTTTTGTGACGATACCAAACCAGAACATTAAATATGTATATGACCGCAAGATCCAGTTCAAAGACCGCAAGACCGGGGCTGACCGCGAGTGGGTGCAGAAAGACATTGCAGAAACTACCCGCGACATTGAGATAAACGCCTTTGACGGCTGCGGGATTGCACACCCCAAGATTATGCAGGAGATACAGCGGCGGTTGGGCAGTGAGACGCCCGTGACCAGTGTGGTGTGGCGTATGCCGTACTTTAAGGGTGTGCTGAACCAGATGGATTATGAGACGTTTTTTGCAGAACGCGGGGTACGATTCATCAAAGACATTTGGGGTGTGGAACACGATGTCAGCCCAGGGGCTGAACCCAAGATTATTGCCTGCGAGAGCATGTACAAGGGGTACAAGTATTTTAAGAAGACCGGCACGATTGCGGACTGGGAGGAATACTGGTACCAGTTCAAGAAGAACAAGCACTGCATTGGCATTGCAAAGTGGCAGTTTGACATTGACACAGAACCGCTATACACCCGCGGTAATTACCAGATTTTGCAGGACCTGGATTTGCCGGTGGACGAGTTTGAGCACCTGGCAGATTACAGCATTGATTGGGTTGAAAAGATTGAGAACGGTGACCCGGTATACACCTACTGCTTTTTGGGCATGCTGGCTGATCGGCACAAACCGCTGAATAATTATTGCGCGGCGATTTTGAAGAACCCGGAGATGCTGAAAGAGGAGGGGGTGCGAAAGTACATAACCAACCTGCTTGGAAAATATAAGGATGACATGAAGTGCGGCAAGTTGTGGCTGCGCGGTAGCTTTAAGTTCTTAGTACCTGACCTGATTATGCTGATGGAACACATTGCCGGCCTACCCTTGAAGGGGGCGCTGGAGGCGGATGAGTTTTACAGTTTTGACAGAACAGGAACAACGCTTGGCGAACGGCTGATTGAACGCAACCCGCACATTTGCAAGAGTGAGCATGTGATCCTGAAGGGCGTGACCAACCCGCTGCTGGAAAAATATTGCGGCCAGTTGGTGAACACACTGATTGTTAATTGCAAGAGTATTACCCCGCAGAGATTAAATGGCGCGGATCGAATGATGGTCCGGGGCTGTGGTAACACAGCATTTGGAACGGTGTGAACCCTTCGTCAGGGGTGTGGCCCTTACGGGCTGCTAACAGGGAATGTCTGCCTGAGAGACGGCAGGAGAATCCTGTGGCTGGAAACGGCTGCAACGACTATCTGGGATGAGTGTACCAGGGTAAGGCTGCTATTGACACGCAGTTTGGAGCGCACCGCTGCCGGGAGACCGGTAGAAGATATAGTCTATACCTATAAAAAACAACGTAGGTATGTACGATGGCGATTTAACTTTGCTTCTTGACAGCCCTTTGATGATGAAGGGTGTGGACAGGAACGCAAAAATTGTAATTGACATTGAAGATAAAGTAACTGCGCTGGCGGAGAAGGACACGATCCAGAACCGCACGGCGTGCATTATGCGCAGCTTGAAGAGTTTGATTGGTGAAATTTCCAATTACGCGAGCTGCTACCACAACAAAACACCAAAAACCGAGAAGCAGAAAGAAACATACGCCCGGTATGTTGACCTGCTCTCCATAACCAACGGTGGCTTCGCCGTTGTAAAACCGCGTGAATGCCTTATCAGCAGTGTCGCCTAATAGGCGGCTAACGGTGAAACTCTTTACAATACAGCGTAAAGACAATACCGTGCCAAGCTTTGATTGCCAGTTATTGGCAATTATTGAAGGTGTAACGACTAAGGGTGATGAGTGTAGCCCTGTAGGCCGGGAGATGATAGCCCGGACGCCAAGCGCGTGGCCATGGAAACATGGAAGAGATAGTCTGGCCTGTATGGTGACATACGGGGTAATTGAAAAACGAAAGCCATCAAGAATCGGTGGCCCTGTGCGGTGACGCGCAGTGGAAACAGCTGGTGAACCTGCAAGAGCAGGGTGTACACAGGACAAATGTGGAAACGCAGGAAATGGCGTTTTGTCTGTGTGCTAACAGGGAAACTATCATGGTTTGATACAATCCTGTGCCAAGCCTTATACATATAATAAGGAAGGTCAAGAGACTAGCCCGCAAGGGATGTACGCGATCCGGTGAAAATCCGGCGTGGAAGTGCCAGCCTCTCATACACGCCAAGAGTGTGAGATGATGATATAGTCCACAAGCAAGAATGCGATTTTGCAAAGACGGGTGTGCTGTACCCGGTGCCGCGGCAGATTGCCAAGTATGGCAGACCTTTGCCGTATTTTATGAAGTATGCAAGCCCGTACTATAAGCGGATGAAGCGCCTGAGCTGCGCCCACAGCAACATGAATAAGATGTGTTGGGTTATTGAAAAGTGGGCGGACGGGCTGCGCCACAAAAGGAGTGACGGGTTTGATTACACAATTATGATTGACGCGGAGGTGGGATTTAGCCAGGAGCATTTTGATGCAATTGAAAAAATCTACTTTGAGTTTAATAAAACGGTAGCCGAGCTGGCAGAGACTGAATACCATTGCCGTTACTTTGACCGGTTCAAAGATGAGCTGGAGGCTGAGGGCGTTACAAAGGAGTTTGCCGCCAACTTTGAGGTTGACTGGCAGTTGTACTATAACAAGTTCCGTGCCCGGTGTGCAGAGATTTGCCTTGACCCCAAAGAACTGGCCAACATTGCCGTGATGCTTTGCTACCAGAAATACCCCCGCCGCAGCAAGAAGTTTATGTGGGTGGTGGCCGGCACCGGCATTGTGGAGAATATCCAGCAGGTGAATATTTGCTTGCCGCAGCTGTGCGATGACGGTGAATACGAGTACCTGGGTAAGCGTTATGCCCTGGTGCCGGTTGGCAACGAACTGAACATTGAACCGATTGAAGGAGGAGAGGGGTAATGTATTACAGCTATTATTGCAATGAAAAGATGCTGCTGGATAACTTTGACGATTACAATGAAAGCCCGCGGCTGTTACGGCGGTTGTTGGCGCAGAGTGGGTATGAGCCAGATTTTTGTGCAGATATGCAGCTGGCCCATACAGATCCCAAGTACATAAGGCAGTATGACCGGTTGGACCTAATCCAGCAGTACAAGAAAAAACAGCTGAAGAAGTGCGGACTGCGGCAGGTTGACAAGATCTACCTTTATGAGAGCGACCTGACTTACATCCGGCTAGCGATCCGTACTTATGGGTTGACGCAGCGACAGGTGAAGGTTTTGCTTGGCGTGATTGTTATGTGCCGGCTGAATGGTAGTGACACGCTGGATCTGATGAACCGATACAGGATCAAACAGTTCTGCTCTTGCTTTGGGCGAGATGTGACGGCGATACACATTGATGGCGCGAACTGGTGGGACGGTTATGAAGCGCCGGTGGAGCTGGATGTGCTGAGTGACAAGTGCGGTATATTGAACCGAATTACTTGCAAGCCGGGTCCGGGGCGGATTGGCTGTTTGTATGAGTATCCGTTTTATGATCACAAAAGCGAAGGTGTTTATTGCTGGGATGTGACGGCAGAGAACAACCGGTTGGATATGGATAAATTGTGCGCAGAGATTGGGCTGTTTGACAACCGGTACTGCGAAAAGTGTGGGGAAGAGATTGCGTGGAATGCCAAGGCACACTACTGCAAGACCTGCGCGGAATTGGAGAAAAACGCCAAGACGTTGGCCCGCGTGACCCGCTACAGAAGCAGAAATAATACCTTGTAACGCTTGAAGCTGAAAACCCCCTATATATGATTATAGAGGGTGGAGTGCCCCTGACCATTATGGCCGGGGGTTCTTTTATTCTCAGATTATTTTTTTTATAAGGAGATTTTTGAAGATGATTGTTATTTCTAAGGAAGAAGCAAAAATGTTGCGCAAGAAGTTCCCCGGTGTGCATATGGTTACGACCGTGAACAAAACGATGGTGGACGAGCTGCCGTATGTGCTGCAGGCTTTGCCCAACAACTATTTTGCGCAGGAAGCTTTGGCTGAGATGGAGCGTGGCCAGCGCCGCACCGGAATTGTGAATACACGGGGTGACGTGAATGCTTGAGCTGCACAAGCTTGCCAAGGAAACTGACAATGAATACATCTACCGCATTTGTGCTGCCAAGGACCAGATTGGCACCTGGGACGATGTGGCGGATGTGATCAATAAAGAGCTGGGCCAGGACAAGGATGAGTGCGTATACCGCAAGAACTGGAAAGCGTTCAGCATGCTGGCGCACGCCAGTGAAACTAACCTGAGTGACGCCCAGCAGATTTTGGGCGAGATTAAAGAGCAGCGCCGCGAGCTGGAGAAAGAAAAGGTCAAGCTGCGGGATGAGCGCAATGAAGTGAGCCGTCTGATGCGGGTACAAGCCCGTGGAGAGAGCATGCGAGAGCTGATTGAACGGCGATTCAGCGCTTATAAGCCGGAGACTTTTGAACACATTGGGGTGGTTAGTACAGAGGCACTGACGACCGACCTGATTGTTCACCTGACAGACCTGCATGCGGGGGTTAAGATTGAGAACCTTTACAACAGCTTCGACCAACAGGTGTTGCGTGCCCGGTTGAAGCGCTATGCGGAAAGGGTATATGTGATCCAGAAGCGCCACAATGGCCAGAATTGTTTTTTGGTGCTGGGCGGCGACCTGGTAAACGGTGAGATCCACCTGAACAACCGGTTGGAAAACAACGAGAATGTAGTGGACCAGGTAATTAGCGCTGGGGAAGCCGTGAGTTGGTTTGTGGCTGAACTGAGCCGCATGTTCGAACATGTATACATTTATAGTGTGCCGGGCAACCATAGCCGGGTGTTCCCCGCCAAGGAGGATAACCAGCACGGTGAATACCTGGACAAGCTTGTGACTTATATTGTGGACGCACGCTGTGCGGCACTTGGCAATGTAGAAACCTACCAGAATACGATTGACGAGACGATTGCGGACTTTATGGTACGCGGCCGACTGGTGTATGCAGTGCATGGTGATAAAGACACACCGGGCAGCGTGGTACAGACCTTGACTATGATGACAAGTGATAAGCCTGACATTGTGCTGATGGGACACCGCCACACCAATGCCCTGACGACTGTATACGATACGAAAGTATACGAAAGCGGCTGTGTGGATGGCGCGGACTGCTACTGCATGGATAAGAGATTGCGAAATAAACCAGAGCAGAACGTGCTGGTGGTGAATGCTTACGGCGTGGACTGCTGTTACGATATTACGCTGGATTAGAGCGTGGGATTTTTTGATGAGAGGGGATGGTTGTTAGAGTGGGTGAGTATGAGAAGAAGCAGCCCGAATACTTTTGCAGTTATTCGGCGCGGCTTACGAATTTTTTGAAGGCGTTTGGTTTGAGCTATGAGAGCCGGCAGATAAACCCCATTACCCAGACAAGCTACTGTGTGTTTAAGCGCAGCCAGAAATTGATGGATGTGGTGGAGTTTTGGAACGAGTGCCGGAACAACTTCCGTGATTATGATGAGAACGGGAACCGCGCCGATAAGGCGGGTGACTGAACATGGCCGGAAGACCGAAAGGCTCTAAAAATAAAGCTACAATTTTACGAGAAAACGCAGAAGCGCAGGCCAAGATCCGCCGCATGATGGCAGAGGACGATGGGCCTGCGTATTTTGTTTGTGCCTGTTGCGGCAAGCGGTTCATGCACCAGAAGGATAATTTTTCCCCTGCGCAAAGCGAGCTGTGGCGAGGGAACAACCATTACTTTCCGGTATGCAAAAGCTGCATGGACAAGCTGGTTGACCATTATACCCAGGCGCTGGGCAATGAGGATGAGGCCATGAAACGGGTGTGCATGCTGTTTGACATTTATTACAGCGAGGGTCTGCTGAAAAGCACGGCAAAGCACGCCCCGAACACAAGCCGGATGACAGCTTGGATCAGGCATTGCAACATGACCCAGAACCATGGCAAAACCTTTGATACTTACCTGGAAGAAATCAACGGGCGAGTGATCAATGATGTAAGCGATATCAGCGAGACACGACCAAACGGCGGCAAGGTAAGCCAGCGCATGGTTGGGTTTTGGGGGCCAGGGTTCAACGAGGCCGAGTATGTGCGGCTGGACAATGAGTACAAGGACTGGATTACCCGGTATGAGTGCTCCACCAAGGCGCAGGAAGAATTGTTCAAAGCGATCAGTATGGCGCAGATTATGCTGACCAAGGCATACCAGACGGGTGACACCAAGAAGGTAAAAGAGGCCAGCGATACTTTGCAGAACCTGCTGGGTAGCGCCAATATTAAGCCGAACCAGACGAACGATAATGCGCTGGCAGAGGCAAATACCTTTGGCACTTTGATTAAAAAGTGGGAAGACAAAAAGCCGATCCCGGAAGCTGCGCCCGAATGGCGGGACGTGGATGGGATTGGTAAATATTTCCGCACTTGGGTGACAGGACCAATGATGGAACTGTTCAAAATCAAGAACCCGTGGCAGAAAGAATACGAGGAAGGCATGGCACCTTATACGGCGCACCGACCTGAATACACCGGCGGAGAAGAGGAAGAGAACGAGAGTATCCGCAACGCCATTTTTGGCACCCCCGGAGAGTGAGGTGGTGCCTGAATGGTGAAGAAAACTGCAAGAGAGGTTACGGAAGATAAGACAAGCCGGATCATGAATGCCGTGGCGCTGTGGGCCAGCTTTTACCGGGCGAACCCGCAGAGGTTTTGCAAGGATTATTTGAACGTAAACCTGAAGATGTTCCAACAGATTTTGATTTATTGCATGGCGCTATGCACAAATTTTTGTTTTATAGCGGCGCGTGGTCTAGGCAAGACGTTCCTATGTGCAATTTTCTGCTGCTGGAAAGCGATCTTGTACCCAGGTAGCTTGATTGTGATTGCGAGCAAAACGCGAAACCAGGGCAGCTTGGTACTGAAAAAGATTGAGCAGGAGTTGGTGCCGCGAAGCCCATTACTGCGCAGTGAGATAAAAGATATAACGATAAACCAGAGTGTGGCGAAGATAACCTTCCGCAATGACAGTGTAATTGAGGTTGTGACTGCCGCAGATACTGCCCGTGGCGGCCGTGCGAGTTTGCTGATCATTGACGAGTACCGCATGGTTGACAAGGAAGTGCTGGATCTGGTTTTGAAGAAGTTTTTGAACTACATCCGCCACCCAGGCTACATGGACAACCCCAAGTACGCCCATTTGGCGGAACGCAACCAGCAGATGTACCTAAGCTCTGCATGGTTTGAACAGCACTGGTCATGGGATTTGTGCAAGGATTACTTTGTGAACATGTTTGACACCACGAAAAATTACTATTGTTTCCGATTCCCGTACCAGATGAGTATTAAGGAAAACCTGCTGCTGAAGAGCCAGGTAGAAGACGAGATGACAGAATCGACGTTTTCTGACATACGGTTCCGCATGGAAAATGAGGCGCTGTTTATTGGCACGACAGACGGCGGGCTATTTAGCTTTGACGACATTAACAAGCAGCGCAGGATCATAAAAGCGTTCTATGCGCCAAACATGATTTTGAACAATAAGGCGGCTTGCCAGTTGCCGGCCAAGAAGACCGGTGAGAAGCGGATTTTGACCGTTGATATTGCCCTGATGAGTTCTAAGCGCCGCGATAATGACGCCACAAGCATCTTTTTGAACAGTTTGGTGCCAGACAGTACAGGCAAGTGTACCAGCAACATGGTGTACACCGAAAATTGCGAGGGTATTATTACGCAGGATTTGGTGCTGAAGCTACGCCGCTACTTTAAGTATTTTGAGTGTGACTACATTGGCATTGACGCAAAGGGTCTTGGTGCCCCCATTATGGATCTGCTGATGCACGAGTGCTATGACCCAGAGACTGGCGAGACATACCCGCCGCTGAACTGCTGCAATAACCCGGATTTCCAGGAGCGGTGTCCCGACAAGACGGCACCTAAGGTGATTTGGGCGATCATGGGCAGCAGCCAGTTTAATAATGACGTGACAATTGCGTTGCGAAGCGGAATCCAACAGGGGAGAATCCGATTTTTGGAATCCGAATATGACTGCGAAGAGATTTTGCGGGCGAACATTAAAGGTTATGACAAGCTTTCACCCATGGAGAAGATGGCGCTGCAGATGCCGTACATCAATACCGGATTGGCTGTAAATGAGCTAGTGAACCTGGAATATGAAGCAACGAATAATTTGATCCGTGTGCATGAGAAGCCCGGCGCACGCAAGGACCGTTACAGCAGCCTGAGCTACAACTATTACATTGCGCTGCAGGTTGAACGCATGATGAGTAAAAACTTTATGCGCAATAAGAAGATTGAAATAAACTTTAGAGCGCCCAGACTGCGGCATTAAGGAGGCGGCTATATGGAAGAAATACAGCAGAAAAAGGTCGCCATGATCAGCCCGGACGGCAAGAAAAGCTTTGTGCCATTGACGGAATTTATGAGTAAGGTGCGATATGCGAACCTGGCAAACGTGAAGATCCGCGACCTGGTAAATAATCGCGACTACAACCCTACTTATAAAAAGTACACCAAGAGCCAGATTGTTACCTATTTGGGGAACCCGGCCAACTATGAAGTGCAGCTGCGGCAGATGAGCCAATACCTGTTCAATATTTCGAACTATTATAGGCGGCTGATCCAGTATTTTGCCAACATGAGCACGTTCAGTTACATTGTGGTGCCGTATGGCGTTGATTATTCCAAGAATGTGAACCTGCAAAAATTCAAAAAAGGTTACTATGCGGTGACGGCACAGTTGGAAAAGATGAACCTGCGGCACGAGTTCAGCCGGGCGTTGATGGTGGCGTTCCGTGATGATGTGTATTACGGGTACGCATGGGAAACGAACGACAGCTATACATTCCAGCAGCTGGATGCAGACTATTGCAAGATCAGCAGCATTGAGGATGGTGTATACAACTTTGCGTTCAATTTTTCTTACTTTGATTCCCACAATGAGCGATTACCAAATTTTCCACCGGAATTTACCACGATGTACAGTGCGTACCAGAAGGATTCCGGCTTGAAGTGGCAGGAGTTGTCAAGTGAAAATTCTATCTGTTTGAAAGTAAACGAGCAGACGTATGTGCCGATCCCGCCGTTTGTGAGCTTGTTCAGCGCACTGGCGGATATTGAAGACTACCGGGCGATCAGTAAAGATGCCAGCGAAGTGAATAATTACAAGGCGTTGGCGCTGGAGATTCCAGTGGGGGATGACGGTACATTTTTGATTGACTATGACCTGTGCAAAGAGTTTTACGACATGCTGTGCAACGTGCTGCCGGAGAACATTGGCGCGATTATGAGTCCGATGAAGATCAGCAGCTGGGACTTTGAAAAAAGTGGAGCTGTGAGCGGCAGTGACGATGTGGCAAAAGCTGAAAATTCGATGTGGAAGCAGGCGGGTGTAAACTCGATCCTATTTGGTAACGGTGAAGACCCCAGCAGCTCTACGCTGAGCCTTTCTACCGTGAATGACCAGATGATTGTGTTTGCAATGATGCGGCAGATTGAACGCTGGATCAACCGTAAATTAAAGAGTGTTTCGACGGCAGTTAAGTTTAAGGTAAATATTTTAGATGTGACGTATTTTAACCGGCAGGAAGTGCATGACCGCCTTGTAAAAGATGGCCAGTACGGAATGCCGGTGCGCAGTGCCATTATGGCGACAAGCGGATACAGCCCAAGCGATGTGGAGAACATGCAGTACCTGGAAAACACGGTATTGAACCTGTCGGACAATGAGGTGCCGCTGATAAGCTCCAACACGCAGAGCGCTGCTGACAGTAATGCCGCGACAGATGAAGGCGGACGCCCCACCAATGCAAGTGAGGGTAAGGCACTGACAGACGCAGGCGAAAACAGCAGCGAGGAAGACCTGGCGACAGGAGGCTGATTGAGCGATGAAGCGTGAAGTTAAGGTGCGCGGCCGTGACGTGGTACTATATTTGCTGCGCCAGAAAAAGAAGCTGGTGCGGGAAGAGCGCGACAGTGGCGGCCATACAGTATATATTTTTGAACTTGACGACGATGATTTGAAGGCTGTGCAGGAGTTTGCCGCACAGCAGAAAAAACGAAATTACTTTTGAGAGACCGCTATGCAAGCGGCCTTTTTTAGTTTACGGGGTGATTGGATGTGAGTGAGCGGTTGAACCGCCTGCCAATTACCTTTGAAAAAACCGGAGAAGTGATAGGCAAAGATACGCGTTTTATTAACGTGACGATTGATGTGCTGCATACTGGCGGCAACCTGAACGGATCGCGGTTTGAAAAAGAGGTAGTTGACCGGGCAGCAAAGAGTATTGCGAATACCCCGATCCTTGGATACATTGAGCAGAATGACGATGATGAGCTTGATTTTAAGGGCCACGAGCATGAGCTGATTGTGGACGAGGACGGGATTCGATATGTATATGCCGGCAGCGCTTACGGTGTGATACCGGAGAGCTGCAACCCGCGCTGGGTAAGCCGGGATGACGGCACAGGAAAAACACGGGAATATTTGCGCGTTGACGGGTTGCTGTGGACCAAGTTTGACGATTCCTGTGGGATTTTTGAGCGGGATGTGGTGAAAGGGCAGAGCATGGAGATCACCAATATGGAAGGCTATGTGGATAAAGACGGCTACTATGTTGTGCAGAATTTTGATTTTGATGGCTGCTGCGTGCTTTCCACCACTGACCCGCAAATCCGACCAGCAATGACGGGTAGCACAGTTACGGCGAATTTTACCGCCGCAACGATTGCGAGCCAGGTTAAGGATATGCTGGCGGAATACACAGCTTTACAGAGATCTGAATCCTCCAAGGAGGCTCAGATAGATAATTTTGCGAAAGGAGACGATTGCTTGAAAGAAAAAGAAGAAATTCTGGCTTCTTACGGCATTGACGCTTCTACGCTGGAGTTCTCTTTGGAGGAAATTACCATTGAGGAACTGAAAGCGAAGTGTGAAGAGATGACTGCAGTAAAATCTGCCGAGCCGGAAGATCCGCAGGGTGAACCGGAAAGTGAACCGGCCGCAGAGCCTGCTGCTGAACCCGCAGAACCCGAACCCCCGGCAGAACCGGAACCCGCTGCGGAACCGGAAGGCGGAGAACCTGCTGCGGATTACAGCCTGAACCTGTGCGACAAGCTGAACGAAGTAAACGAGGCCATTAGCGCTGAAACCATGATTGACCCGTGGGGCTATGAAGTGAGCCGCTATTGGCTGCAGGATGTGCAGGATGACCTTGCCGTTGTGATGGATTGCCAGGATTGGAAGATCTACAGCTTTACCTTTACCATGGATGGCGACAACGTGAAAGTTGATTTTGCCAGCAAGAAACGCATGAAGGTAAAGTACGAAGCCTGGGATGAAGGCAGCGCCGATATTGGCGTGCCCGCGCTATACAGCACCATGGGCGACAAGGCCAAAGAGCAGACCGAAAAACTGGAGGCTGCCAACAAGCAGTACAGCGAACTGAAAGCAGAGTATGACGAGATGAAGCCGAAATATGATGCTTACGTTGCGGCCGAGGCTGCTGCTGCCAAAGAAGAAGAGAGCGCTAAACGCGAACAGCTGTTTGCCGTTATGGATCAGAAGCTGGATGGCGATGCTGATTATGCCAAGCTGCGAGATAACAAGACGATGGAGTTTACCGTTTTGGAAGATGCTTGCTACAAGCTGTTGGGCAAAAAGGCCGCTGAGTTCAGTTATGTTCCGCCCAAAGAAAAGAAGGGCGAGGTAAACAAGGTACGGTTTGGCGTGAATGGCACCCAGAAAACAGAGAAGCGCTATGGCGACCTGTTTGAACGTTACCTGCATACAAAAGAGTAAAAAAAGGAGTTACATATTATGGCTAACATTAAACATGCTGTTGTTGGCACCGATATGCTGGTTGGTTCCAGCAACGCTGCCTACCTGAAGAGTGTTGTTTTTTACAAGGATGGCAGCCCTGCCGCCATTGATAATGGCAACATTGTTGTGATTGGTGATGCGATCGGCCCCGAAACCTACAAGGCTGAAGCACCTGCTGCTGATTCCAAGCGCCCTATGCTGGCCCTGGTTGCCGGTGTTGAGCTGTTTTACGATGAGACCCGCACCCATTACCTGACCGAGTGGGAGAACGAAGCTGGCAAGCCTGTTCGCGTTTACCTGCTGGTTGCTGGCGCTGATTCTTTCCGCGTTACTGCTGAAGCTTTTGACGGTACCCCCGAAAAGGGCAAGTTTGTTGCCTTTGCTGCTGGTTCTACCAAGCTGAAAATTGAGGCTGATGCTTCTGCTGACAATGTTTTTGGTGTGATCAAGCGCGACCCTGTGAAGGTTGGCTTTGGCGATGGCCAGTATACCTATTACATCGTTGATGTGATCGCCTGATTTTTTGTATCAGCGAGTTAGTTATAACTAATTACTGGTGTGGCCTATGGCTACACCTATCTTTATTGTAAAGGAGTATTAACATGGATGAGAAACTGATTAAGCTGGCCGTTGATGGCTACCATGGCCACCTGGGCGAATACAGCGTGAAAGACAGCCAGGAAGTTCTGCGCCAGGCCATGATTGAGGCTAATAATGGCAAGACCAGCATGAGCTACAAGGATATCCGCGACGGTAAGTGCAGCAACCTGTTTGCTATTACCGAAGTTCTGATTGAAAAAGTCAGTGAAGAGGGCCTGAAGGGTGACGAGTTCTTTACCAATTTTATTGAGGACCGCAATACCGCTCTGGGCGATACCAACATTTTCCATACCACCAAGCCGTGCCTGCTGACTGTTGCCGACATTGCTGAAGGCACCCAGGGCGTTCGCCGTCAGCGCCTGGAAGCCGGCCAGGACATTACCGTGAATACCCAGCTGCGTGCTGTGAAGGTTTACGAGGAAATGAACCGCGTGATGGCTGGCCGTATTGACTTTAATGACCTGGTTGACACTGTTGGCCGCAGCTTTACCCAGTACGATCTGGACAGCGCTTATATGGCATGGACCAGCATGTTCACCAAGCTGGACCCCGTTTATACCCAGAGTGGTTCTTACAATGAGGACAAGCTACTGGACCTGATTGAGCACATTGAGGCTTCTACCGGCGACACCGCTACGATTGTTGGCACCCGCAAGGCACTGCGCAAGATTACCACTGCTACCATGAGTGAGCGGGCCAAGAGCGACCTGTACAGCATGGGTTACCTGGGCCACATTGCCGGCACCTCGATGGTTGCGATGAAGCAGCGCCACAAGATCGGCTCTACTGAGTTTATTCTGCCTGACGACACTGTTTACATTTTTGCCGGCGACACCAAGCCCGTGAAGCGCGTTACCGAGGGTGAAGTTACCATGCTGATGGGCGACCCGATGAACAAGGCTGACCTGACCCAGGAATTCCTGATGACCAAGCGTACCGGTATTTCCATTATTCTGGACCGTGACTTTGGCAGCTACAAGTTTGCCTGATTTTGAGCTGAACGATACCCCTGCCGCAAGGCGGGGCTTTTTTATATAAGGAATATTTTGGAGGTATGTTTTGGCAACTGCGAAGATTACCAATGAGACCATGGTGGAATGCAAGAACGGCACCCATGGCAACTTGTTTTATGCTTCGACCCGCAACCCCGGCTACACCGTTGAGTGGACCGAGTTTGGCGAGGTACAGGAGATGGACTACGCCGAGCTGCTTGTAATGCGTGGCAGCCAGCCGCGGTTTTTCCGTGACAACTGGATTTTGATTGAAGACGCCAACGTACTGCGCAAGCTGGGTGTGGAACGTTACTACAAGAATGCGCTGACTACGGAGAACTTTGACGAGGTATTTAAGTGGACCCCGGATGAGATTCGCGAGAAGGTGCCCAAGATGAGCGAGGGGATGCGCGACAGCATCCGTATCCGCGCAAAGGAGATGCTGAAAGCAGACCAGCTGGACAGCCGTGCCATGATTAAAGCATTGAACGATGTGCTGGATTGCGATTTGGAAGAATCCGTTGCATTGGAGGCACCCAAGAAACCCAGAACCCGCAAGAGTGGCGTTGAGATTGTGACGATCGGCGGAACTGAAGAATAATGAGAGGGATGGTGCGGGCCAATGGGCACAAGATACGAGGAAATTTATGAGCGTTACCGTGGCCAAGTCCGCAACTATGAGTTCCTGGACTACGATGCGGTGACAAGAGAAGCAATGCAGCTGGATCTTTTGAAGATGGCGATCAGCGATTTTGAGGATGTGTGCAAACAGGATCTGAATGATAGGGAAGATGACCTGCTGGAGTTCAATATTACGCTGACAAACCGCGAGAAGGATATTTTGGCACTGGGCATGATTGTGCATTTTGTGCGCCAGTATGTTTATAACACAGACGCATTGCAGAACGGATTGAGCACAAAGGATTTTACGTTGTTTTCGCCAGCCAACCTGTTGGAGAAGATGACGACCCTGCTGACCACGACAGAGCGGCAGCAGATGAAGGAGATTAACCTGTACTCTTTCCGCAATGGGGAAATTTCGAGTTTGACTGAGTGAGGTGGTAGCGTATGAACTATGAAACATATGCTGCTATGCTTGGCAGACACGGAAGTACGCGGCGTGACCGGATGGTTGAAAAGAGCAAACGGGACACGCTGAGAATGGGGCCTGATTCCCCTGCCTATAAAGAGGTAGAGATTGAGGGGGTACCCCACCACATGATGATTATTAGCAGCACGGTGACAAACCAAAAGATTATACGCACCATGCCGGGCGACAACTTTGAGATTGGAAAAATTATGCTGTTTAGTAAAAGCCATTGGCTGATTACAGAGCGCGATGCGGACGATGAAATAACCGTGCGCGGCAAAATTGAGCTGTGTAACCGGAGTATCCAGTGGCAGAACCATGAGACCGGGGAAATTATTACCCGGTGGGCGGTTGTGGACAAACCGTATTTTTCCAACCTGAACGAAGATGTATACATGACCATTTCCAGCCGCGAATTCCAGGTGAAAATACCGTATGATGAGGAATCGGCTTTGCTGGATGTGGGGAAACGCCTGATGATGGAGCAGATTAACGGCAAGCCTAAAACTTACCGTGTGACCTGTGTGGACGCTATGACAGAACGCTACGACTGGAATGACGCCCAGACGGGATTTTTGGTTTTGAACCTTGAACAGGACCAGCATGTGGAAGAACAGGATAACGCCGAAAAGATGCTGTGTGATTACCAGGAGGTAAAGCAGGCACCGGAGGACGGCGAAGTGATTATTAAATACGCGGGCGAACCCAAAGTGCGCATTTGCGGGCGCGGCAAGATTTTTAAGGCCACGATTGATGGCAAGCCGCTGCCGGGATGCACCTGGAGCCTGAGCGTTGATGATAAAACACTTGAAACAAAGGTATACCTTGCCAACAGTGTGCAGTGGAACCGGGTAACTGGGGGCAGCTGCCGGGTATGCGCAGAGGATAATGCCGTGCTGAATGGAGCCACCGTGAAATTGACGGTTGTGGCACCGGACGGCAAGAGCACAGACAGCATTGCAGTGAAGGTGGTGGACGTATGAACCTGAGTGAGCTGGGAGAGTACAAACACAAAGTAGCCGCCCTGCTGGCACAGGACGACACCATTATTAACCTGCTGCTTGGCCCCGTGGACGATGATACTGACACGGACGAGATGCTACTGGGCGATAAGAGCATTAGTACCGGACATATTTACGAGTTTGAGTATGTGCCGGAGATCAATGAAACGGCGGACACCTACCTGTGCATGGAGACCGTGGTGGCTAAGGCACCGAGCGATACGGCATACAGAGTGTACCTGTATATTTTTGCCTATTGCAATAAGAAGGTAATGAAGAGTTACCGACACCCCGGCGTGCTGGGGACGAAGGCCGATGTGTTGGCCATGAACGTTGACCGTTTGCTGAACGGCAGCGAAGATTTTGGAATTGGGAAGGTACGGTTACTGAACAACGATGTATACAAGCCGAATAATAACTATTACGGCCGCTGCATTACATACGAGGTGATGGCGTTCAACCGCAAGATGGGTGGCGCAAAGTGAAAGTACCGTACTATGAACTGCTGAACCCCGAAGGTTTTATGGTGAAAAATGTGGGCAGAGTACACTCGCCCCGACTGAGCGACATTAACAAGCGCGGCTATATGAGCTATCAGTTTGCGCTAAGTACCTTGCTGCTGACACCACAGGCGATGTTTGAAGACATTGCCAAGGTGACAGGGCAGGAGAACCCGTATGAAGCTTTGAGCGAGGAGGAAAAAGCCACCATAAACACCTTTGATTTATTGAGTATGAGCAAAGAAAGCCAGGCGGAGATGATTGCCGCACTGGCCTTTTTTATTGATGCGCCACTTGAATATGATGAAGCGCACCATGCTGTGCTGGTGAATAAAACCGAGGTGGACAATAAGATCCTGATTGATGGTTCCATAACGCGAGATAACTGGGCAGAGATTTGCGACATTTGCCTGCAAACCGCGTACATAGACCAGAAGCGGGAGGAAAACTTGAAGTTCAAAAATGAGGCTGCCCGCAGGTTTTATGAACGATTCCAAAAGAAAAAGGCTGAATATGAAAAATCGAAACGAAAAGGGTATAAGAGTAACCCTGATTTGGAGTTGGGGAACATCATCTCTGCGCTGGCGACAAACCATAACAGCCTGAATTATACGAATATTTATGATTTGACGGTGTACCAGGTGCATGACACTTTTAACCGTCAGAACATAAAAAAACAAAATGAGATCCATGACATGAACTATGCCGTATGGGGTGGCGAGAACGACCTTGGCGGATGGTACAAACGCATGGAAACTGATAAACAATAATGGAGGAATAAGATATGGCTGTAAATCCGAATATGGCGAACCGTGAAGTTGCTGATCTGGTTCTGCTTGATTACAAAACCAAGAAAGTTTTTCTGCCCATTGATTTTGCCAACGTGACCACCACTGACTTTACCGCAAACCGCGTGTTTGCAAAGGGCGGCCAGGGCGCACCGAACCGTGTTGGCTTTGATGGCGAGCGTGCAGGCACCCTGAAGGTTGATACCCAGATCATGCCTGTTAAGCTGTTTGCCCTGCTGAGCGGCCAGGACATTGGCAAGGTTGCAAAGATTATGAAGCGCGAGGTACTGACCGCCACCACTGACAGCATTGAGCTGAGTGAGACCCCGAAGGCCGGCACTGTGCAGGTTTTTGCTGTTTCTGACGACGCTGGCACTGAGATTAGCGATCTTACTACAACTGGCAAGAAGGTTACTGGCGCTGACCTGCATAACGGCAAGAACTATATTGCCTACTACTTCTACGACAAGAACGATGATGTTCAGACTGTCAAGTTTGATTCTGACACATTCCCGCGTGCCTTTGAGATCCACGGTATGATGCCGTTCAAGACCGAGGACGACGAGATTGTGCAGTGCGAGCTGGTTTACTACAAGGCTCAGCCGCAGGCAAGTTTCAGCCTGGCTTTCCAGAACACTGGTGATCCGACCACTGTTTCTATCACCTTTGACTGCATGGCCAACCAGGACGGCGACATTTACGACATGAACTTTATGGAGTGATCAACACAAATCCCTACCTTATTATATATAGGTTTGAATTGTGATGTTTGATCCGTGGGGGAGCGAAAAGCTCCTCCATTTTTAGAACGCGAAAGGAGTGGTGTGCATGGAAGACAAGAATACTGGCGGTATTGCCGATGTGAAGATTGAACCTGTTGAAATTGCTGCCCCGCCCAAAGTGCCCCTAAAGCGTCAGGTGCGCCCGCTGAAGGGCGTGGTTGTATACTACAGCAAGGAACGCGGCTACATGGGTTTTGAATGTGATGGGCACGGCTACCAGATGCCAGTGAAAGACGGCTATGCCGTTGGCGATGTAGTTAAGTTTAAGATTACAGACGGGAAGATTGAGCTGTGCAAGTAAGCGGACGAAGCAAGTATAATGTGAGCCGTGACAAGAGCAAACGCACCTATGACGGAATTGTGTTTGACTCTGAACTTGAGATGAAATATTATCGGGATGTTGTGCTGCCGGGGGTTGCCAGCGGGGAGATTGTGGATTATCAGCTGCAGAGACCCTATGAGCTACAGCCAAAGTACCGCAAGGAACGTGGGGGAAAAATGGAGACGGTGCGAGCCATTAACTATGTGGCTGATTTTTGGTTGAAGTATAAAGACGGCACGACAGAGGTAATTGACACCAAGGGGTGCCCGGATACTGTGGCACTGATGAAACGGAAGATGTTTGATTACCTGTACCCGGACGAGCATTTGCGCTGGATTGTGTACCGTAAACGGCGTGGTGGGTGGATTGATTATGACACGCTGTAAGCTGGCCTGCCCCTGAAAGATGGGGCGGGCTTTTATTTTTTTGTAAGGAGTTTTTTATGGAAATTAAGAAGAACATCCGTGTGGGCGACAGAATCCGATTTGTGGATTTTGTTTGCGACATGTGCGAGAAGGACGGCAAGCAGTATTACGCGCTGTTTGATTATGCTTGGCGCATTGCGGTGATTACCTTTTTTGCCCCGAAAGCGGAGCTGGACAAGATGGACACAGATGAGATGTGCGACTTTGTTTACAGCCGACAGGGCATTGAGATTGTGGAAGACCCGGATATTGCGGTGGTTACAGCGGGACTTTATGAGGCATGTGAAGCCGAGATGAAAGACCGGAAAGAAAAATACATGAAGGTATTTGATGCGATCAACCATCCGGACCCGCTTGACCGGATTGCAGACGCCTTTGCAGAGATTGCAGGGAATTTGAGCCAACTGGGAGACCAGGAATTTTTGGCTGATCTGGTAAAGAAAGTGCGCGAAGGAGAGCAGCCCGCAAAGAAGCCGCCCGTGAAGATTGAGGTTGTGAACGGCAAGGAGAGTTAAATGGCCAAGACGGTAAGCACACAGAAAGGGCTGGAACTGGAACTGCAGCGGAGAATTAACCTGGCACTGAATGGCGGGGCGAAAACGGCTGTGGAGAATTGTTTGAAGAAGCATATCCAGGAAGATGTACTGGATGTATACCAGCCGAAAGTATATGAGCGCCGCGGCCAGGGCGAAGGGGCATTGGAAGCCGACAGCAGCGTGGTGAGCAGCGTGAGAGAACATGTGCTTACGGTAAAGGATATTGGTGTACCGAATGAATCAGCCGTTGGTGGGCAGTACAAAACCGGCACCAATACACCGCTTGCTGAGATGGTGGAGAAGGGCGATGTGAAAAACATTTGGGGGTCGCCACCTGATGCGGCCTATTTGCACCCGCGCCCGTTTGTGGCAAACACGGCAAGAGAAATCGCAGATGGGAACAGCGCCGTACATGGAGAGATTGTGAAAGCCATAAAAGAGCAGTTCCCTGATAACTAACGCGACGAGAGCTTCGGCTCTTGTCTTGAGCGGCTGATTTGAAAAGAATCGGCCTTTGAAGGCTTGAGCCGAACCGTAAGGGGGAAAGTATATGGCGGAAGATTTAAGTATTAAGGTAAAGGTGGAACCTGACGGCGGTGGTGTGCAGGGGAAACTGGATGAGATTGCGAAAAACAAAAAGTTTAATGTACAGATTGATCCTAAGAGCCTTGAAAAGCAGCTGACGAAAATTAGCAAGACGGTAGCCAGTACATTACAGAACAGCATGGAGAAAGTTAGAAAAGAAATGGATTCTTATGCTGAAAGCGCACAACAGGCTGCTATAGTCATTCGTCAAGCCCAGGAGCGTGAAAAGGCGGCACTGATCACAAATGTAAATCTGTTAGCCCAAAGTGCCCAAGAGCGAAAAAATGCTGTTGACGCAATCAATAAACAAACAAGCGCTCAAAAAAATCTAAATGATCAAACTCAGTTGACTTCAACACAAAAGGGTAAGATCGATAATTCAGCTATTATTAAAAACCTTAATCGTGAACGAGACGCTTATGTAGAATTAAGCACAGCCGTTTCTGATTTTAATAAAGTTATTTCTAGTAGTGAGGGTGTAAACAATAACACTGCAGCAAATAGCATAAAGTCATTAAAACCCGTTCAAAAAGATATTGCAGCAATCGTCACAGACATTTCTTTTAGCGCGGAATCTGAAGATGATATAAAAAATAGTGTATTGTCCGGGTTTAATGCTATTGAAGAGGGGCTAAATGAGGGTTCTGAGAAAGTAAAAACTGTCATTGACAATATCCAAAATAGCAGTAAATCTAGCATTAAAAGTATTTTAGATTTATATTCTGAAGTTATCAGTGCTGGTGACAATGGGTTACTTGCACAATATATAGCAAATGATGAAAATGCTACCAAGGAAGCTATTGCGGAAATTGTAACAAAATACGGTAAAATTGCAGAAGTGTCTACTCATGATGTAGAAACAACTACAGATAAAGCATTTGATAAAATCAGTGAAGCTTTTAATGGGTTGAAAGATAAACTTGCCGCTACAGCGAAAGAGGTTATTTCTGCTGACACTGAAGAAGCAACTAAAAAGGCTGCTGTAAAATATCTAGCTCTTTTTGCACAGATGGCAAATGTGATCGGGGCTTTACCTGACAATGTAAGGAAGAAAGCTATCGAAAATGTGGATTCTGTTACAGAAGACATCGGCAAAGAGATTGAGCAGAAAACCAAAGAGTTATCGCAAAAATATGATGAGGTAGCGGAGCAACCTGACAATAAAGTTAAGCTTAATGTTGATCTTGACGACGAACAGATCGATACCCGCGTAAAAGAAACCAGTTCGTATATTGTTGAGCAACTTAATAAAATGAAGGATGCTCAGCTGGAAATTACCGTAGCTAAGCAGGGAACTCTGGAAGCTGAAAAGGCTATCGTAAAAGCAACCCAAGATAGCATCAATGCCCTTAAAACTCTAGTTAAGCAAAAAGAGCAGATTGCGGATGAAATCTCAAAATTGAAATCTGAGGTAACCGGTATTACAGACGGTAAAGACAAGGCTGATGATGCGAAAACCTTGCTTGAAACGCTTTCGGCAATTAACCCAAGCAAGGTAAAAGATGTTCTGGATAAAGTTTCTGCGTTCGTTAATTCTGTGGCAGAGAGCAACCCGAAGCTTGAAACGACCAAAACAAAAGCTGCTGAATTTAATGCGGCCATTGAGAGCATCAATAAAACTTTGGCAATCTCGACGGCCTTTTTGACCAGCTTAACCAAGGAAGATAAAACGGCCAAAGGAAAGCGCGGCGGCAAAAAGACGCAGAAAGCGGATACTACTGAGGTTGATGAAGCTGTAAAGCTGCAGCAGTTGGTATTGAACGCAGAAAAAGCGGCGGACGCGGTTAAAAATGCTATCACCAATGCCAGTAATTCAATTAACACCATTACGACCGAATTGAAAACAGCGGCTACCAGTGCAGACGGAGCAAAAGAAGCGACCCGCCCCATGATTGAGGCTGCAACTGCCCTGAACAATACTTTTAAGCAGTATAGTGAATCCCTAGCTGACATAAAGACCAACGCTGGCCTTATGAACGGAACCGTAACCAAGGCCAAGCGTGGAAAGAAAGCCACTGCTGAGACTGCCAGCATGGATGATGTGGCCGCCAGTGTTACAAAAGCGAACGAGGCCAGCACCCAGATCCACACGGTGTTTACCAAGTTTGCCAAGATTGGCGCTGCGACAAATGGGTTTGCTGAAAAAGCAGCGCAGATTATTGCGGCATCTGATGAAGTAAACGCTATTATTCTGGCTTATAAAACCACTGGCGAGCGTACAGCGACTACAACGGCCGATGCGGCAAAACAACAGCAGAGTGCTGCACAGGAGCTTTCTGCCCAAATGGAAACTGTTGGTGCGACCCTGAATAATGCCGGCGAAAAGGTTGGCCGGGCTACCACCGCACTGAGCGAAGCTGCACAGGCCAGCGGAACAATTGATGCTAGTGTAAAGACCCTTGTGAACGCCGGGAACCGATTGAAGCGGCTGTTTACCAGTTATGCTAACATTGCAGCAGGGTTACAGGAAAACCTGGACAAAGTGGCTGAGATTGATGGAAGCAAAAATGCAACAACTTACCGCAAGCTTGGAAACTTTATCAATAACATCGTTGATTTTTATAAGAAGTCCATTGGTGAGCTGAGTGCCATCAACAGCGTTAAATTGCCGAAAGATGAGAACGGTAAGACGGTGACGCCGAAAGTTGATGCAGCAGTAACAGAAGCCACCCAGCGATTTAAGGCAACACTGGATGAAGCGTTGAGTCAGGCACTGGCTACGCTGAAAGATACCAGCGGCCTTGATGCAAAACTTGCCAAGGCACAGAAGAGTACGACAGATGCCGAAAAGGCCAAGACTGACATTGTGAATGGCTTTGCGGAAATTACTGCCGTATTTAATAATCTAACGAATGCAGCCAAGAGCATTACGGACAGCATGACGGACCTTGCTAAACTGAAAACCATGACCGACGAGGTAAACATGGACCAGTTTGCGGAGCTGATTAACAACTCTGTTGATGAGCAGATTAAGAAAATCTCCACTAAGATCCGCAAGGACGCGATGCTGCAAACCAGCCCTGATAATAGCCATGTAACATCGCTGGCAATGAAGACCGGTAATCTTGGTGCAATGATTAAGCAGATGCCGGAAGGCGTTGTAAAAGATAGTTACACCAAGCAATTTGCTGAACTGAATGATGACATTACTGCATTTTATAATGGCAGCGAAAAAGCCGCAACAACATGGGCAGATATTGTTAGCCGGACCACCGAGATGGCGGAAGGTGTAAAGCAGGTTAATAAAGAAACCCAGGAAGCGGTCAAAGCGGCGGCACAAAGCGCAATTAAGAGTGCGCAAGACCTTGAACAGCGGCAGGCTCTTGCTACAGAATTACAGCAGCGATTTGATGCGTTGAATAACACGATCGCTAAGGGCAAAGAGATTGAAGGTAACGGTAAAGCTTTTAATGAGTTTCATAGTGCATTAGAGCAAATTGAAGTAGACGCAAAGCGTCTTGGTCCACAGTTAGAATCTGCACTGGATAAAAAGGATATAGTGTCATTAAAGGCTTTGACGGACTACGACAAAAACTTAACCGACATTGAGCAAAGAGTTGCTAAGGTAACTGACGGAGTGATTAGCACTACTTCAAAAGCTGTTAAATCCGTCGCTGACCAAAAAGAAGAGTTAAAAAATATCGATCCAACTGCTGCGATTAACAAAGCTCTGAATTTGAATGTTGACGGCGCAGAAAGTGCTAAGATTACACGCCTGCGGAAAGAACTTGAGGAGTCTAAAACTACAATAGCAAACGCCCGTAAAGCATATGAGGATGATTGGAGTTCCGATAATTTTGACAAGCTCGTAACCGCTATGAAAAATGGCCAGGATGCTGCCAACAAATTTACGACAGCAGTAAAGACGGCCAATGATACCATGGCTGACAATGGTACTAGAAGTAATGAACGCCAGTTTGAGCAGATTAAGGACTTTTTGGCAAACTACCAGACGATGCTAACGACTTTGCAGCGGAGTGCTGGTAATAAAGGATTCAAAGAACTTGGCGGAGACAATGGTGTCTACAAGCAGACCAAAGGCGCTCTTGAAAGCATGGCTAAAAAAGCTGAACAAGTTAAATCTGCGGCTGACGTTCCAACTTTTATTGCTGCGATGGCCAAGCAGTTTGAAAATGCCAAAACACCGATTGAAAGTGTCTCTGATGCGTTGAACGCTGTTAAAACAAAGATTGGCGAAACAAAGGCGGAAGCTGATAAGTTTAATGGCGCTCTTAAATCTCAGCGTGATGTGAACACTTATATTAAGAGTGTTTCTAATTCTTTGTATACAGCACAGAGGTATTTGTCTAATAACTCTAAAATTACAACTGATCCTGCGATATATGCACGATATCTTGAGTATATTGAACGCTACCAGGAATTGCTAAAATCCGGGAAAATCACACAGCAAAACGGCCAGGAATATGCAAGCGAAGCATCCAAGGAATTTGCAGAACTGAAAAAAGCAGTACAGGATGCTGGCCTTGAGACTGACACGCTGGCGATGAAGTTCAAAAAGCTGTTTGAGACAAATATCAAGAGTCAGTTTGCCAGCCAGGTAATTAACATGGTTGAGCAAGGGTTACGACAGATTTACCAAAACGTGGTGAATATTGATTCTGCCATGACCGAGCTGAAAAAGGTTACAAACGAAACCGATAATACATACGATGCGTTTTTGGATGATGCCGGTACGCGAGCAAAGAATCTGGGCGCTTCTATCAGCGATATTGTAACGGCCAGTGCTGATTTTGCACGGTTAGGTTACAATTTGAAAGATTCCAAAGAATTGGCTGACGCGGCCGTTCTGTACCAACATGTGGGGGATGGTATTTCTAGTGTCAATGACGCTAGTGAATCTATCATTTCCACAATGAAAGCGTTTGGCGTTGAAGCAAAAGATGTAACCAGCATTGTTGATAAATTTAATGAGGTGGGTAATAATTATGCTATCTCCTCGGCTGGAGTTGGCAGTGCGCTACAGCGCTCGGCATCCGCCTTGCATACCGCAGGAAACACGTTGGATCAGAGTATTGGTATGATTGTGGCTGCCAATGATGTTGCGCAGGACCCGGAGTCGGTAGGTAACGCGCTAAAAGTATTGTCACTGCGCATCCGTGGCGCAAAGACCGATCTTGAACAGATGGGCGAAAGCACGGACGACGTTGCGGTGAGCACCTCCAAGCTGCGAGAACAGATTAAGGCATTAACCAATGTTGACGGCAAAGGTGGATTTGATATCCTGACCAAGAGTGGAGACTTTAAGTCAACCTATGAAATCATGGAAGGCATTGCCAACGTCTGGAAAGAAATGAACGACGTTGACAAAGCATCCCTGTTGGAACAGGTTGCTGGCAAGAACCGCGCTAACGTTGTTTCCGGTATGCTGGACAACTGGAAGGACGCACAGAATGCCGCCAAGACTGCCGCTGAATCTGCCGGCAGCGCCACAAAAGAAAACGAGACTTACCTTGATAGCATCAATGGTAAAATCTCGCAGTTCACAGCAGCATTTGAGAAACTTTCCAAGGATGTGCTGGATAGCGATCTGATAAAATTCTTTATTGAATTAGCAACACATATTGCCAATCTTGCTGATGAAGCTGTGAAGCTTGTTGATAATATTGGACTAATACCAACTGCAATAGGTGGTATTGGCGCAGCGCTTGGAGTATCACTTATTAAAAACAAAGGCACCAGTGGTAAATTGTATGCCCGTTTACACAAGGGGAATAGTTGTGTAGGATGCAGGTGCCAAATAATTAAATACCCAAATTGCTGGGAAAGGCTAAGAGCCGCATAGCCATAGTGAGCCGGTAATGGAACACGATGGAGCCGAAAGGCAGAAACAAGTATGCGGATGCGGTATGCTGAGAGAAAAACCGCCCCTGCGGGGTGGTGCTAACCCGCGTAAACAATGCTTAATCAGCAGCCGAAACACCGCGTGCAGGAATGTACGCAGAAGAAGATGTGTGAACTTTGGTGTTTTGGTTCATCGACTGTATGGGTAGCCCTATTCCATGGTGAAAACCAGACGGGAAGAAAGACAGTCAGAACATTACGGGAAAGCCGTAAGAAGGTTATAAATAAAAACAAGCCCTGACCTTTAATGGCCGGGGCTTTTAGTATTTTTAAGAGGTAATTTTTTATGAAACCAAATGATTTATTGAGACAGTGCCAAAAAGAGTTGTTGTTTAACCGTACATATGACGTAAAACAAGACGAGTTGTGCTATTGCTGTGATGACGGGAAAGAAAAACACATAATTTTAATTGATTGTAGCGACATAGCTTATAAGGACATGGATTACAATTCTGAAAAGAAAGTTTTAGATGCGTTTATTCAGAGCTGTTGTTGCAAGTGCGAGGGAAAGAATTGTACTGACCACAAAGAGGACAATCATATGAGTAAATAAGCTCACAGGTGTCTGGGTCTATGTCCTCTTTTACAGGAACACTATCTTTATCGACGCTTGGCATCGTAAACAATTGATAAGTCCCTGTTGATGCATAGCGATTTCTTGATGGAAGATACCAACGAATCGTCTGCCCGCAATAAGTACAAATATGTGTTCCTTGTATGTTTGACATTATAAAACACCTCCTAATGGAGATAATAGGAAATTAAGGAAATTTTTATGGCATTTATGGAAGGTATTTTGAAGCCTTGCCAGCGCAAAGTTTTGTTTGAACGAGAGTACAGTTCTGAGCAAGACGCAATGATTTATAAGTGCGAATATGTTATGCGGGCAGTAGCAATCAACTGCAAAAGCTTGACGGCAAACCAAGCGGAGCAGATGGACAAGTTTGCGATGATGGGAATTTATAACGGCGGCTGTTTTAATTGCCCCAAAAATCAAGGAACGGAGGGATGATTATGGGTGCTACATATAAACCGAACGTTAATCTAAACAATCGCAAAAGTACCAGAGAGATGTTTATGCCAAGTAGCCAATCTACATATAAGGAAGAGGATTTTATGACAATTCAGATTACGGGCAACGCCAAAGAGCTTGCGGCGCTAATTAAAGAATTACAGGGGCAGGAAAACGCCAATAACAACACACAGGATGTTGAACAGTTTTTTGAAGAACTAAAGGAAGGCTTATCGTCAATCTTCAAAATTTAAGACGGAGGGTTACAACGGCTACATGGCGTGTAGTATTTTCGTGCTTCTGATAGATCCATAGCCATACTGCTTTTACGAAGATAGGAACAACCTGCACGATGATATTTAGAGCCTGTTTTGGTAACATAGACTGTGTAACTATCGGTAATCACAGATGCTGAATTTGTTGTTTCAGAAGAAGTGGGAGTAGAGTAAGATTGAACCGATGATTGACCAGCAGAGTAACCGCTGTTGTATCCGTCTTTTTTGCCAGCCTCATATCCTTCGTTATATGATTCTTTGCTGGCTTCTTCCTTGCCGTGTTGTTCTCCAATGGAATAGCCTTGATTATATCCTGCCGTTTTCCCGTCTTCGTATGCGGAAGTATAGGCTTTCTTTTTACCGGCACTATAACCAGCATCATAGCCGTCTGACTTGCCTTTATCATAACCATAGGAGTTACCGGCGTCATAACCGTTCTGATGTCCTATGTCGTATCCTTCGGAGTAGCCTTGATCGTACCCCGATTGAATTAGAATAGGCTTTTGGTTATCATACCAACCAAAGAAACAAAGAGCGGCGATAGCAAGCGTTGTAATATTTATAAGAACAGCAGGAATGGCAGAACGGATAGTAGGTAGCCTATGTTTTTGAGGTGCAGGAGATTCTGTATTTTGAGTCTGAAGCTCCTGTAGATTTTCGTCAGGTGTCATGATTTATTCCTTTTATGAGGTGAGCTTTATGGACGGTGGAGATTTCGCTTTAGCTATTTTATGTTTCTTTGCGACCATAGGAATGTCGTATATGTTAATGTCTGTTATAGTTCGGTAATACCGGTTTAATGTTGTATTAACTACACACCTATGCTATTATATAATTATTCCAACAATCAATAAGGAGTGGTTGTATAATGACTGAGCTTGAAAAGAAACAAGAAGAGATCCGCCGCCAGCAATTCACTTATGTTCCTAAGAATAAAGGAACACGAAAAGAGGATATCCAGAAGCCGTCAAAACCAAAAAATGATAAGGGGTGATGCTAATTGACAGCAACGGATATAATTAGTTATATTGAAGCCGTGCCTTTGGTACTTAAATACATTGCGCCAGGGTTTATATTTTTATGGATTTATACGCGATTGCATGACAAAAAACTACCAGAACATTATATTATGTGTTCTGTTGTAGTTAGCTTTATTCTTGTTCTTTGTGTTAATAATGTGGTATGGGATTTTGTAATTGCAGTTGTAGCAGCTCTTATTGTGTATGTCTTGAGCCGTACCACCTGGGTAAAAAATCTTTTCAAAAAAACGATATCCTTTTCGCCCAGTAAAACTGTTTTTTACGATGTGATAGACTACGAAAAGGGCACCTATATTTACGTTAAAACTGATAAATGGATTGTCAGCGGTATATATATTGGAATTGATAAAGATGCCATGGGAGTAATTGTAAAGGATTACAAGCTCTATAATGCGACAGGAGACGAGTTTGACACGCCGGAATGCAGTATAGCCACTGTGCCGTTGAACAGAATTGAATATACGAGCTTGACTTACCCTGAAGATTCTAAGGTAAAGAAATCTTGGTTTGATAATTGATAAGGTGTGTAAAGAACTCAACAGTGGCTATGCTGTTGGTTTTTTCTTATAGTTCGCCTTATCCTCAGAACCTCGTCTTACACTTCACGCACACGCGGTTGACATTGTTGGATGTTAATATACAGGCCAGTCTTTCCCGATTATGCCAATTACAACAAATCCTGTAGTTTCACCATACAAGGTTCCTTCTTCGTATTCGTCATAACCATAATAAGTTCTGCCATAACCAGTTTGATTGTTGTATGTTTGCCCACCGAGGCGAACGGGATATTCAAACGGGATTTTATCTCCAGCGTTTATTGGTTTAGTTATGACTTTATATAATTCTTTGTATAGGGCAGACATTCTGGTTTTTTGATCTGACATGGCAATTTTTTTAACACGACTTTCTGGAGAACATCCTTCCTGTTTTAAGTCGGTCATTGTCATGCCGGAATCAATATATTGTATACCATAATGATATTTTGCTATAACTAATAGGAAGGCTCTTGGGTACATAAATTCTGGGATTGTTAAAAAACTTTTATCGGAATCATAAAATTTGCTCATAATAGGTGTTGTTCTAGTATCTTTATATAACAAAACTTGCATCGAATTTTCTTCTGTTACATCATTGATAGAATTAAGAACTCGGCATGTGCTTGCTTGTGTTTCTAGATCAGAAATTTTTTCATCTGCTTTAGATTTTTCCTTTTCCAGTTCTTTGATCTGCCGCTCATATTCTTTGCTTTGAGCTTCCAGCTCTGCAATGCGGGCGTCAATCTCTTGCAGCTCTTTTTCTGTCATGGCTTACTCCTATCCTACACCGCGCTGCGCAGCATTACCATTCATATCCACAGCTGTTACAATGCCAAGTCTTTTTAACTTTCTGGCTAAAGATACCGAATAGGCCCACGGACACGGCCTTTGCACCCACGGACACTTTGCGCAGGTCGGTGCTGCCGCAGGTGGGGCATTTGGGAGTATGCGGATTTCCAAAATTAGCCATATCCTCTTTAGCTTTATTTTCAACTTCCTCACGATATTTTAGCATATGGTTATAAGCTATTTTGCTAAAGTGTTCACTAGGATAAACATATTTTTCACGAAGGGCTTCTTCTGTTTCAAGCGCATTTTGAGAATTTACCGAACGACCAACGGCTAAACAATCATCATATGTCATTACAATAGGGTCTTCGTAGTCGCAACACTCACAGATTGGAAATTTAGGCTGTTCAAGATAAAAATTGACATAGCCGCAATGAGGGCAAATTGTGTATCTCCAGTCAGCTGTGACACTCATATTTCCACTCTCCTTAAACAGTAATTATAACCTTATAATGATTATATCACACAATAATTATCTATACAACAAAAGATACAAGAATTGTTTAAGAAGACCACCGGATTTATGGACAATGACCAAGTTGCCACAGATACAGCAGCACTTCAAAGCTATATTGATCGTGTTAAAGCTCTTTCAAAAGAGATGGATACGGCTGCCACAAGAAATAAAATTCTCGATTCTGCCCTCAAAGATTCTAGCCAAGTAGCTAAGGATGTTGCGCGGAACACCAACAACTTGGATGACGTGATGAAGGTTTATGCGGCCAGCACACGGACGGCTACCAGCGTGACAGCGGCGTTGGGGGCAACGTTAAAGAGTATTGGTTGGAATATTGCAATAGCGGCTGTAGCGGCGGTTGTTGGTGTTGCTGTGAAACTTGCAGATGAATACTTGTTTCACCCTTATGAGCATGCCCGCGACAAAGCCGCCGAAATGAGCCAGGCCCATGAAGAAGCCACGCAGAAAGTTGAAGAGCTGACTAAGCAGATTGAAGAACTCAAGGCTAAGATGGATGAGTGCCGGAGCACTACCACTGGTGATATTGTAGATAAACAAAGTTTCGGTTATTTAGTGCGGCAAAAGCAATATCTTGAAACCAACCTTGAGCTTGCAAAACAGCTGGCTGAAGAAACTGCTCATGATGCCCGTGAAGCGGTGTATGATCAACAAGACAAGTCTTCGGGAAAAGTTGTTCCTAGTATTCAGGCAACATATGAAGGCGATCAGCATGAACGGTTGCAGCAAGTTATAGCTGATTATAAAAAAACGGACTTAGCCATAAAACATCTTGATGAAGATCTTGCTAATAAAAAAATACCTCAGGAAATATACGATGCACGAATTGCCGGATTTCATAAGCTTCAGGAAGACTTGCGTAATTACATTAAAGAAATGGGCGACGATTTTAATACCGAGATGAATACGTTGCTCAATAACGCCCCAAATGAGTTTAGCTCAGATGACGACAAGAGCAAATACCAAGAACGTATTAAAAATTTGTCGGATGACCAGCAAGCCTTCTTGAATTTCTGGAATCTATACATTAACAATATTCCTCTCATTACCCAGGCTACCAACGACTTTACTCAGTCTGTTGCTGATGGCGAGGATAGTGTTAAGGCGCTGAACGATGCTATCAATGGTGGGCAAGCGATTAAAGAAGGCAGTGATGCTTATAAAGAAGCTGCCGACTTGGCAGATAAATATGGTGTTAGTACTGAAGGACTTATTGCCCAGTTGCAAGCATTACATGAAGAGCAGAGTAAGGGTAATGGTAGCGATGATGACTGGCAGTTTGATGCAGCCGGTGATTTACAGAATTTCTTCTCTAACTTTACTGATAGTACCAGTAACTGTTACAAACAAACCAAAGCTCTTGAATCCGCTTTTAAGGATATGGGCGAGCAAGGATATCTAAGCAGTGAATCCTTACAGGCATTGTTGGCGGTTTATCCTGAGCTGATCAACGACATGGAAGTTGAGAATGGTGTTGTAAGTATCAGCCAGAGTATTTTGGAAGGTAAATTTGGCACGATGAAGAGCGCCATGATTGCTCAAACGCAAAGCCAGATTGATTCTACAAAAGCAACTATTCAGCAGACAAATGATCGTATTAAATGGTACCAAAGAGAAATTGAAATTCTTACAACTTTGTATGGCGCGATTGGTTCTATGCCTTCGGCTAGTTCTGTACTTAGCAGCGACTATCTCAGTCAAAAATTAACCTTTAATCCAAATTTAGGCTTCGGAAATAGTTTGCAACTTCCTGATGTTGAACAAGCAGCGGGTAAACTTGCTGCTCTTAATTCAAATCTAGAAAAAGAGAAAGCCAAAGCTAAAGATGCTCAGAAACAGCTTGAAGATCTTGAAAAGAGTTTGGCCGTAATGAATGGCTATGGTCTTAGCGGCTTTAACGGTGCCAAGCCTAAATCCGGCAAGAGCAGTAACAAAGGTGCCACAGATGCCCAAAGTGCGGCGATTGACGCATTGGACAAGAAGGCCCAGGCGCTGAAAGAAACCTATGAAGCACAGAAAAAGGTGTTGGAAGACCAGAAAGAGGCCATTGAAAAGGTTATTAAGGAACTGGAAAAAGAGCAGACGGTTCTGGATGGCATTATTAAGACTGTAACCAACCGCATTGACAAAGAAATTGACCGGCTGGAACACCAGTGGGATGACCTGAAAGAGAAGCTGGAGAAGGACAAAGACAACCTGGATTCCGCCATCAATGGTGCCAACTGGGTAATTGAGCAGCGGGTCAAAGAACTGGAAAAAGCCAATGACGAATTGGAGGACAGTTACCAACCGCGGATTGATGCGCTGCAGGATGAGATTGATAAGCTGAACGAGGCCAATGATGCACAGGAAGAGGCTATTAGCCTGGCACAGAAGAAAGCTGCGCTGGATGCTGCATTGGCCGCTAAGAATGTGCGCGTGTACCGTGAGGGCAAGGGCTTTGTTTGGGAAGCCGACGAAAGTGCTGTTAAGAGCGCCGAAGAAGATTACAATGATGCCTTGCGCGACAAAGAGCACAATGACGCCATTGATAAACTGACCAAAGAAAAAGAGGCCCTGGAAAAAGAGCTGGAGGACAAAAAGCAGGCCAACCAGGACAAGATTGACGCTTACAACGATTACAAAGAAAAGCTGGATGATGCCCAGAATGCTTATACCAATGCCAAAAACCTTGAGATTTTGCGCAAGCTGTACGGCGACAATGCCGATCAGATGATCTTGAACATGGACCAGAGCATGATTGATAAAATTACCTCTGATTACACGGAAAACATGCGCCAGACGGACTATGTGGAAGATCAGATCGAGCAGAACAAGAAGCTGATTGACCAACTGGAAGAGTATAAGAGCAAATGGGAAGAGGTTGCGGATGCTTACGAAACCGAGCAGAACCGAATCAATACCGTAGCGCGGCTTGGGGCTGACTGGGAAGAAAAAATCCTGGGCCAGCGCATGGATGTGCTGACGGACTTTAAGAACCACTATGTTGATGTTTTGAAGCAGATTAAGGATAAGACCAAAGAGGTTGAAGACCTTGAGTTGCAAATTAAGGTAGTGGAAAAAAAGTACAATGAAGATAATGCTGAGATTGAAAAGCAAAAGAAAGAGCTGCAATGGGAGAAAAACGAGATCACTCGCGCTAACCATGCAACCGGCATTATGAACGTTGCGGCCTTTGAACGTGCGCGTGTTGATGAGGCTGGGCCTGAGATTGTTGTGCGGCAGCCGGAAGCCGGACGCTATACCAGCCTGGAGGTTGGGGACGGCGTTGTGCCGGGAAACCTGACCCGTCGGCTGTTCAGTGCGGCAATTAACCCGGAAGCTTTTGTGGAGAGTGCTATTTTGAAGCGGATGGGGAATGTGAACGCTGAGTTGACCAGTGCTGGCAGCAGCGGCGTACACATTGGCGACATTAACATTGTGATGAACGGTGTAAATGACGTTGAGAATTTTGGCCGCATTTTGCACCAGAACATTGGCTCCATTATGGCGCAGGAGTTCAGCAAGCGGTAATTACAAACAGGACAGAGGGAAACCAACCGAGAGAAATCAGCGGTTAGGTCCCTTATCAAAAATCGGCGTAAACCCCCTGCCTTTAGGCATGGGGATATAAGCCGCCTAAATCTTTCCACAAAATATTGTTGTATCATTAAAACATCTTAAAAACGAATCGAGGTGACAAAATGCGTACCGTCATCAAGACATACAAATTCAAACTGTATAAAAACAAGAAGAACAAGCATCTGGATGACGGTATCAACATTGCCGCCTCCATCTGGAACTATTGTATTGCGATGCACCGTAGATACTATCGTGTGTACGGAAAGCACCTTTCTGCCAACAAGCTGAAAAAGCATATCACGAAGGTTAAGAAGACACTCCATCCTGAGTGGCAGGCCCTTGGTAGCCAGGCTATCCAGGATGTGGTGGAGCGGATTGACCATTTCTACAAGGCATTTTTTAACCATGTAAAACAGAAACGACACGGCAGAAAGTCCCCGCCCCATTTTTGCAAGCGTGAACGATACAAGAGTTTTACACTCAAGCAGGCGGGGTATGCTTTCCACACTGGTAACAGAGTCACTATCATGGGACGGGAGTACAAATACTGCAAATCTCGCCCTGTTGAGGGGACTATCAAAACTCTCACTGTAAAACGCAATGCGCTGGGAGAAATCTATCTCATCATCGTCACCAAACAGAAATGTAACGATATCTATCCGCGAGCAGGTAAAGCTGTCGGGATGGATTTCGGTTTGAAGCATTTCCTCAATTTGGATGACGGTTCTGTTATAGACTCGCCCCAGTGGTATAAAGCATCGCTCAATGAACTGCGAGACGCCCATCGTGCGGTATCCCGCTGCCAGAAAGGCAGCCGAAACCGCCGACGCGCAATTCGCAACTTGGAGCGTATCTACCAGCGCATCAGCAACCGCAGGCGCGATTGGTTCTTCAATCTTGCTAATGAATTAGTTGGAGAATACGCCATCATCTGCATCGAAGACCTCAATCTCGATGGGATGAAACACCTGTGGGGTCGGAAGGTCTCTGACCTTGCTTTTGCGGAATTTGTATCCATCCTTGAGTGGGTAGCCAGCAATGCCGGCTCCACCGTTGTTAAAATCGACAGGTGGGCACCATCCAGCAAGGTTTGCCATGTGTGCGGGACTATCAATACAGACCTTGCACTCAAACAACGCAGCTGGATATGCGATTGCTGTCACACCACGCTGAATAGAGACACGAACGCAGCTATCAACATCAAACGGATGGGACTGACCCAGCTGGGCATTCCCACCTGAAAATTTAATCAAACTTGTGGACGGGGCATCGTCCACTGTGGAGGAGCGTTAAGACTGGATCAGCCAGCAGCTCCGTTGAAGCACAATCTCTATGTTTCAGGGGTTAGAATCCCCTGACTTTAGACATGGGGAGTATGTCAAATAATTAAGTCAATTTACATCGGGTAACAGATTGTTGTTGTCCGGCTTTTTGTATGGTATAATGACCCTATTATAATAAAGTAGGAAGTGTTGTACCGATGGCAAAGACTGAGAGCCAAAACAAGCCGGACACGGAGTTTACTTTTAACCCGGAAGCCAAGAACAATAAAAATAGCTCCTCTTGGAAAAAAGCAGAGGACAAAAAGGAAAATAAGTGATGGAAATAACACAATACTTAAACGAGCTAGTTGCCATGATTCCTGCTATTTTGCAGTATGTGGTGCCTGGTTTATTGATGTTATGGATTTATAACAGGCTGCTTGACAAACAGTTGCCTCAACATTACCTGGTTTATTCTGTGGTAATTAGTTTTCTGCTTATGCAGGTGGTACCAACCAAGAAGTTACAGTATATTGTGGCATGTGTTCTTGCTGCCGTTCTTTCTGTTATGCGCAGGAACGTAAAAATTAAGCAGGTGTTACATAAGCTGTTCAAATGGTCCCCAAGCGATAGCGTGTGGGAAGATGTTATTGACTATAAACGTGGAACCAATATGGTAGTCTATACAGACTGCGAGAACGATTTCAGTGGTTCTTATGTTGGAATGGATGATAAAAAGAACGTATTACTTTTATCTGGATATGATGTTTTAGATAAAGAGGGTAATGCCCTTACAACAATGGATGACCGAATTGTTATGATTCCCAGAGGAGAAATTAAATACGTTGAGCTTTGTTATGATGAAAAATCAGATGTAAAGAAATATTGGTTTAAGCGATAAGTACGATGACGATATACCGGGTGGCCTATGTGGCTGCCCGGCTTTTTTATTTTGGAGGAAAAGCTATGGCGAAGAACACATTGGATGATGCCATTGCGGGGCTGAAAGACCTGGCAAAAGAGGTGAAGCGTTACTGCGAGAGACTGATTAGCAATGCCAAGTTTGACCGTACAGCTGTTGGCACGATTGTGAAGGTGCTGGATGATCACAGCGGCTATGTAGTGGCGGCTTTTGGCAAGGAATACACCATTGCGAGTAATGCGCTGTTCCAGGTGAACGATGCTGTGGCTGTGATTGCCCCGCAGAACGACTTTAAGCGGCTGTACATTAAGCCGTATGAAATTGACCGGAACCTGTTGAAGCAGGACAAGGTTGAGGAAGACCTGAAAGATTATGTGAATAAGGTTGACAAGCTGCAGGAACAGGTGGACGGCAAGGTTGAACAGTATTTTTATAACTATGACCCGACGCTGGAGAACTGGCCTGCTATGAGCTGGAAAGACGACACCACAAAGAAAGCGCACAACGGCGATTTGTTTTATAACACCGACAGCAAGAAAGGCTGGCAGTGGACATATAACGAAGAAACAAAAACCGGTAGCTGGGTAGAAGTGACAGATAAGGAAACGCTGGATACGTTGGAAGCCGCAAGCAAGGCACAAGACACTGGAGATGGTAAGCGCCAGGTATTTACGGCTGATGCCAGCAAAGGGGAATACCCGGAGCCGCCGTATGACACGGGCGATTTGTGGTTTAATGGGGAAGACATTCTGGTTTGTACGGTAGCACGCACGGCCAGTGACAAATATAATGCCAGCGACTGGGTAAAAAAGGATAGTTACGCCAGCAAAGATGACATGAAAAATTATGTGGATGGTGTAACGAAAGATATGCAGGACCAGATTGACAGCAAGGCCGAGCAGTACTTTTACGCCTATGACCCTACGCTGGATAACGAGCCGGCCAAGAGCTGGACGACAGATGAAGAAAAAGAAAAACATGTGGATGACCTGTTTTATAACACTAAGACAGGCAAAGCATACCGATTTATGAAAGGTGACGATGGCAGCTACAAGTGGGAATTGGTGCAGGACAAGGATGTAACCAATGCACTTGAGGCGGCCAGCAAGGCACAGGATACGGCGGATGGAAAGCGGCGTGTGTTCACGGCAGATGCCAGCAAGGACGAACACCCCGACCCGCCGTATGACGAAGGTGATTTGTGGTACACAGGGGCAGAAGTGCTTGTTTGTGGAAAACCCAAGGCAAAAGGCGAGGCATATGATGCCAGCGACTGGGTAAAAAAAGACAATTACACGAACAAGGACGAAGTGATTGATGCGGTTGATAAAAAGCTGACACAGGAGGACATCTTTAACCGGTTGACCAATAATGGAGCAAGCCAGGGCATGTTTATTGAGGATGGCAATGTGTATTTTAATGCGACCTATATTAAGTCTGGTGAGATTAACTCTGATTTGATCAAGACGGGCAAGATTAGCTCCAAGGATGGCAATGTTTATTTTGATCTGGACAATTCTGTAATTCATACAACAGATGGACAGTATGTTACAACGCTTGATAAAAATTCTATTATTGTTAAATCGAGCGACAATATACTTGCGCAGCTTCATGGACAAGACACGAGCTATGGAACAGAAAACCCAACTACAATATCTGATGCTCTGCTACATCTTGCCTGTTACGCTAAAGCACAAGATAGTGATACGACTTCTTTTGGGGGAAGTTCAAATTTGAGTGCTCAGGGGATTGAATTTATTACTCCACAAACTGATGGAACTCAACAACGTTCGTATTTTTGTAGCACATACTTAGAAACAAACGAAATTCGGTTCCGCGCTGTTAAAGGAAGATTGAAAGCTCAAATGAACGGCTCTGACGAGATGCTTATTTCTGATTTTGCAACAACACAGTTGCGCGGAAACGCACAGTTGTACAAAACCGGTAACAGCGTTCCGGGCTTTTACATCTATGACGGTACCACCAACTGGGGCGGCCAAACACTTGGTTGGGATGGCAACAAAGAAGTGACTGTCCTTGGCGCAAGTACCCAGGCCGTACCGTTTGTTTATGGCATTGAGCTTGTAAAAAATGCGCAGGGTTATGTGACAGACGTGAAGTTAAAACAGCATGGGCTGCGGTTTATTGGCGGCATTTTGGTTTAATTTTTACGAGGAGATTTTATGATGGAAAATTTTAATTTGAAATGTGAACAGTTGAAGACTTACATTTGTGACGGTGTGAACCAGGTTGGATTGCCGCCGTATGCAGTGGAGTTGATTTTGGAGAGTTTGCTGCGTGATGTGCAGAATATCCGCAAGAGCGCGATACAGGAAGAGATGGAAGCGGCTAAGAAGGCTGCGGCAGAAAAGGCCGAGAAAACACCGGCTGATGCAGCAGAGGATAAGCCGGAAGAAAACGTAAAATAAATATAAGCTAATAGCATCATTGAAAGATGAGAATAACCGCCTGACCTTAATTGGTTGGGCGGCTTTTGTTATTTAGAGAGGGAGGGGAGTGGCGGGAGGATGAGCAAACCAGCATTATATACCGTATCAGCATTTGATGCGACAAAAGATTATACATTCCGGTTCCGATACATTGGTGTGATTACCAAGGTAGAGGCGCAAATTTGGGCCAATGCCATGAGCGCAGAGGAACTGGGCAGCCCAACTTACCAGAGCGGTGAGGTGAGTACCCAGAGATCCGAGTTTACTTTGAAGGCCAGCAGCATTACAAACAGCAGCGCGGCGTTTGGCATTAAGGTACGGGTGTGCGGCCAAGACAGTGCGTGGAGCGAATGGAGCGACATTCTGCTGTTTTACTGTGTGGAGACACCGGTATTTAAGTTCAAAGAGATCAGCACCAAGGACAAAACCAACATTGAATACAGTGCTTTTGAGTTTACAGTGCAATACGAGAGCACCCAGGGCGAAGAGCTGAACGAATATACGATTGAACTGTATGATGCCAGCAAGAGCCTGGTGAAGAGCAGCGAGACACTGCGGGTGCCGGACAAGGCGTATATTATCAGCAACCTGCGCAATGACACGACTTATTACGCCAGAGCACAGGGAATAACCCAGCACGGCATGAAGCTGGACACTGGATTTTGTGAGCTGCTGATTGGCTATGTGGGCGGTGACGGCTATGCGGCTGTGGCGCTGGAAAACCATTATGAAGAGGGCTGCATTTGGGTGAAATCTTATGTTGTGACGATTGAGGGTAAGGACCGCAACGACAACAAGGATGATTACCACTATGTGAGCGGATCGGCCGGGGACCAGGCAGTAGACCTGACGGTGGACGACACCGACCCGGTTAAGGCCGACATGACGTTCAAAGACGGATTTAAGGTACAAGGCAGCCATGTGGAAGAAGGAAGCGTGGTGGACAGCAGCTATGCCTTGGGGCTGAACATGAGAAGCGACCGCTGGAACAAGCTACTGATTGGGCTGTGGAACAAACGGAGCAACGGGATCAGTATGCCGACAATGGATGAAGATCCGTATGCTTTGAAGTTGTTTTTGTGCCGCCGTGACATTGCGGACGATTACAGCAGCAATGCTTACAACTACCAGACGAACGAAAAGAAAACATGTTATTACCTGGAACTGACCTGCGGCGGATATTGTTTGCAGAGCAATGTAAAAACCAGTGCGCCAAACGGTTGGTTTAAGGTGTATTTGAAAAACCAGGGCGGCCTGTTTGAGCTGCACTGGGAGTAAAGGAGGGGTGTGGAATGATTGTGGGAGCCGATATTTTAATGGGACAGAATGCGATTTTGCCATACCCGCCCTATAATGAGGCGCTGAATGTGCTGAAGCTGCAGAACGGTGTTTATGACGACCTGCTGTTAAGCCGCGATGCCGACAAGGATTACGGCAAGTACAATCTGGACAATGGATGGCAGGCCCAGACGGCCATTTATGCGGCCTTTAACGGTGATACCCTGGGCGGCAACCTGCGCTACCGGGCAGAACAGATCAGCGAGATGCGGTTAAAGCGACGCCGGGTTGGAACCTATAACTGGATTACCCTAGCGACCAAGCACCGGCCAACCCCGGTGAATGATGAAACCCTGAAGGAATGGGAAAAAGAACTGAACAACTGGGTACATATTGATTGGTACGCAGATGGGCGCAACACCGAGTATGAGTATGCGTTTGTGCCGATTATTGACGATGCCGAGCAGGACATGTTCACGAACAAGATTTTGAGTAGCTTTGACGGTGCGGTGCTGACAGACGGAGACATTAGTTACCACCTGTTATTTGATGCCAGCGTGACCAGTACGACCAGAACACAGCCAAACAGTGTGGTGGAAACTATGAGCAGCCGTTACCCGTATGTGATTTACGGTAGCGACCTGAACTATGAGCAGGGCAATTTTACGGCCACTGTTCTGAAATATAGTTTTGACACGGATGATTATGACGGGGATGGCGGTGCCCGGTACCGCAAGCAGTTTGTGGACTGGTGTACCAACAAGAAGCCGAAGATCTTGAAGCTGTTTGACGGACGCAGCTGGATGGCAAACATTATTAACCAGCCGAGTATCAGCTACAGTGACCATTATGACAAGGTTGCCGTGGCGTTTGATTTTGTGGAGATTGGCAGCTTGGAGAGCAGCACCGATTTGTACCGCAACGGGTTTATTGCAGAAGATATTGAAGGGAGTTGATGCGCGATGTATGTGCCAAGTACAGAAGACATACGAACCTTATACTCCCATAACATTGAGCTGTACACCCGCATTGACCTGCTGAACGACCGGATGAAGACGATTGACAGTTTGCAGGGCATTACGACCGAGGGAAGAATTTCCGTAGATGCAGATGCGGACATCCGGCGAACGTACACTTCGACCATTGTGCTGGACGAAAAACATGCGATCAGCCAGTACAGCGAGAGCGAGTGGATGAACAAGTATGTTTGGATTTACATTGGTGTGAAAACCCCGATGCTGGACGATATTATCTGGTACAGTCAGGGGGTATATGTGTTCAGCCAGAACGGATACAACTATGACACGCAGACCCGGAGCCTGACCATTAACTGCATGGACCTGACAGCAATGCTGAATGACACGTTGGCCGGACAGCTGACAGGTATTAAAACCGTGTTTAAGGCCGGAGGCGGAATCCGCAGGGCGATGGTGGAGCTATTACAGGAAGTGGGGATCAACAAAGTATTTGTAGAATATTGGAACCGAACGATCCCTTATGACCAGGAGTTTGATGCGGCGACCAGTGTGTGGACAATTTTGACACAGTTACGGGATTTGTATTACCCGTTTGAAATATTTTTTGAGGATGATGTGTTCAAATGCCAGCAGATCCCAAGCTGTGAGGATGACCCGCTGGTGCTGAATGCCGATGTGTTCAATGATTTGATCATCAGCGAAGACGCAACGGTGGATTACAGCGAGGTGCGAAACTGCGTAGAGGTGTTTGGCGCTGCGGCAAGCCCAGATGTGAGTTGCACAGACCTGGTGGTGGACACGACAAAGAAAACCATAACATTAAACGTGGTTGGATTGGCATTGAGCGGTAAGAAGCTGATTTTGTTTACGCCGCCGGACAATGTGGCCGACCTGTACGATGCCGACAAAGGGTACCAGATAAAGATCAGCGCCAAAGCAACAGAGAGCAGCGATGCGGTTGTGACCGATGTTTTAAGCCTGTATACCATCAGCACAGATGAAGCCGGCAACAACAAAAAGGCCAAGCAGGACTGCATGAAACCAAAAGTACAATATGTGGTGCGCTACGATGCCGATTATTCCCCGAATGAGAATGGCGGCAAAGGGCGCTTTTATTTTTATGGGCAGGTACAGCCGCACGCCATGGTGATGCTGAAAGATGCAAAACCGAGCAAGGAAGAGCTGGACAAGCTGAAAGAAACCGAGAACTGCCAGAATTTGGAGGTTGTGAGTACCGCCAACCCGGATATTGAAGGATATGAGGAAGACGACCAGTTTTTGAACAGCCCGTTCAGCATTGAACGAATTGGCCGACGCAATGTGGTTTTGAGCGGCGGTGAATACGACAATTACACCACAGATGACGGCATTTTGGATGTGGCCGAATACGAGCTATGGAAGCGGGCGCGATTGACCGACAGCATTACGGTGAAGATGCTGCTGGTGCCGTGGCTGGATGTGAACACCAAGGTTGAATACTGCCCGCGTTACATGGGCGGCAAGACAGCCGTGCAATTTATTATTAAAAAGATTGACAAGAGCTTGGGGCAGGGAACGATGGATGTGACGCTGATGAGGTTTTACCCGTATTACCCGTACCCTGTAAAAGATGAAACAGGAGAATGATAAGCAATGGCAGATACCTATACAAAGTTCCCGGAAGGTATTGATACGTTTGAAGACAATGCCGACCTGGACAGCGGCCATGCCGCAGCGGCAGCCCAGTACACCAAGTACCTGGCAGACGGCAAGTATACCGAGGCCAGCAATTACCTGAACCAGAACAGCGGCCTGCGCAAATACATTATTAAGGCGGCGGACATTAACCATGTGAAACATGCGATTACTGCACTGGAACAGCATTATGCCGGAGCGGTGAATTACATCATTGACGGCAAGTTTGACCCCGACATGATGATCCATGAATACAGATACAGTTACAGCGGCGGGACCCATACCCTGACATGCAAGAGCGGCAGCAGTTACAGCAACGCAGCCAACGGCAAAGCATATTTTACCACGGCGTTCAGTGACGGGCACAGACTGGTGATCAATGGCAAAGACATGACCAGCAACGCCTACTGCGGCACAGAGAAACTGGGTGACGGTGCGATTGGTGCTGGGCAGTGGGTGATTTTTCAGTACGATACGAGGAGAAACATTGTAAATTTTACTAACGGCAGCGGCATTGGGGCTTCCAAGCTGGCTGCCACAACTGCTTTGCCGGACCAGGTGCTGGCAGGACAGACATTTTACAGCAAGAACAAAACCCTGAAAACCGGCACCATGCAGAATTACGGCAATGTAACGGCAGAGTTGGCCAACGGCGAAAGCTACCAGATCAAGGCCGGCTATTATAGCGGCGGTGCAATCAGCGCAAGCGGGCTGGGCAGCAATACGCCGGGCACTGCGGATGAAAAATCTATCCTGGAAGGAAAAACTGCCTGGGTAGATGGCAAGTTGGTGAAAGGATCTATCAAGATTTATTCTGCCACGACCCAGCTGCAAGGCGGCGAGCGCGAGAGCACCAAGATGACCGTGCAGAAAAAGGACGGTGTGACCCGGCTGTGTGTAGCCACAGATAACCAGAAAACCAACGATATTTACAGTGGCTGCTATTACGATAACGTGATGTGGCTGTGGGGAACCGCAAGCACGGCGGCCAAAGCCCTGTTGGAGGATGATACCACCAATGCGGCAACCGCCAATGATGTGGCCAGCGACAAGAAGTTTATTGATAAGAATGGCAACTGTACGCAGGGTACCCTGACCAGGCGCAGCTATGGCTTTGCCCATGACATGGGTTTTGGAACCGACAGCGAGTATTTTGCGCTGCGTAATATTGACGAGGGTGCATACAAAAGTGACGGTAATTTTTGGGCACCGGAAGTGCGCGTGAACCTGGCCGATTTCCGCAAAGGGATTGGCTGCACAGAAGATAAGATTGTGAACGGCGAAAGCATTGCCGACCTGACTGGTAAAGCCGGAGGCCGAATTGCAACGATTGATAAGGATACAACCAATGGCGACCATTACAGCAACGTGGTGACGACTGGCGGTTGCCAGCACGCATGGGTTGTGGTCAGTGTGAGTAAGACCGGAACAGAAAACAGACTTAACCGAGTGTGGGTGCAGGCCAGCAACGACGGCAGCAACTGGACGGACGTGTGGGATAGCGGAAGCGGACTGCAGGCTGTATACAAGCAGCAGGCTTTGAACACATCCACAGTGTACACCCAATGGCGCGTGAAGCTGAACAGCGATGGCGATAAGTGCCACGCCCATATTGTATTGTTTGTTTGAAAAATAGAAAGGGGAGGAGGAAAACATGGCATTAAGTTTTGAAGAATCGAAACGGATGGCGGCTGAGATGGCGGCCAAAGCAGAGCCTGTGGCATTGCAGGCTGAGGCTGCCCCCATGGCCGCGGTGGTTGATATGCCACAGGCGCAGGCCAATGATGACGGCGGCTACACCCGTAGTGAAAAATACCTGTGGTACAGCCAATATAACGATGATGCGTTTTCGACCATTGACGATATGAAAAATGTTGTGATGGACGAGAGCCAGATCAACATTACCCAGGAAACCAACAGCCAGGTGATCCCGTTTAAGATGCCGCGGCGATATGACGGCATTGATTTGATGCAGATGATGTTACAGGTGCATTACCTGAATGTGGACGGGCAGGAAGCATATGCCACGCCGATCAATGTTACCTACAACGAGGATACGATCCGGTTCTATTGGCTAGTTACAAATAGTGTGACAAGCAAAAAGGGGACAGTGCGTTTTGAGATCACTGCAACCGGTGTAAATGAACGCAGCGAGACCTATATGTGGCGCACACGACCGGACGGCGAGCTGAATATCTTGGAGGCTTTGAGTGGCACCAAGATGGTGGAACCGGACAAAGACTGGTACACAAGCTTTGTTGCCCTGATGGACGAGAAGGTTGGCCAGGCTTCCAGCTATGCCAGTGCCGCACAGGCCAGCGCCCAGGATGCAGCCAACGCTGCGGCGGGTGTGGATAATAAGATCCAGAATGCGGCAGCAGGAATTAAACAGGAGCTGCAGAGTGACCTTGACACCAACTACACCAAGAAAACTGAGCTGACCACGGAGCTTGCCAAGTATTATAACAAGGAAGAAGTGGACGGCTTTGTTACACTGTTGGAAGGTAAGATTTCCGGGATCGACGGATTGGCGGCTTTTAACTGTGCGTATGATGCGGGCACCCGTACTTTAACATTTTATAACGGCGATGCAGTGATTAAAACTGTAACCTTAAGCACCGATCCCAGCGCAGAGTGGACGACCGCATATGGCAAGACGGTGGATGCTAAGATCAGCGCGGCGGTAAACCCGGTAAGCACAGCGCTGGATGAATACAAGACCAGCAACAACGAGGCTGTGAAAGCTTTGCAGGATAGTGTGGGCGACCTGCCGAACACCTTGCAGAGTGATTATTATAATAAGGAAGCAACCAACAAACTGTTGGCTGATAAGGCGGACAAAACTGCCCTGGATGGATTTACCAATGATTTGACTGTGACCAAAAATACCGTGACAGCTTTGCAGGGCAGTGTGGATACGGCCAACAGCGATATTGCAGAGATCCAGGAAAAGATCAAAGATATTAAGCCCAGCAACGGCCATGAGTACGACATTACTTACACCAGTGATGACGGTCATTTGAGCCTGTTGGAAGATGGCACAACCAAGACTGTTGTTACCATTAAAGGTGGTGGCGGTGGTGGCGGTGAGGCAACCAGCACCATTACCATTGAACGAATTGGTGACAGCAGCCTGACTGTAGTTCAGGGTGACAGTGCATTGATCAGCTTTAAGTTTACGAGTGTGGACAACGCTGGCGATGACACCGGCAATGCGACTGGCAACTGGTATGTGGGCAACACCAAGGTGGCAACCACGACCATCATCCAGGGCAAGAACACCTTTGATGTGACGCAATACTTGCACAGCGGTGACAACACCGTGCGGCTGCAGGTTACGGACAGCATGGGCAGTGTGGGCAGCAAGAACTGGTCGGTTAATGTTGTTGAGTTTTATTTGGAGAGCATTTTTGATGACTCTCTTTTTTATTCAGGCGAAGTAACTTACCGGTTTACTCCGTATGGCAATATTGCCAAAAACATCAGCTTTAAGTTGGATGGCAAGGCGATTGGCGGAACAAGCACTGCAGTGACAGGCCGCCAGATGACCTACAATTTGCCCGCCCAGAAGCACGGCAGCCACCTGCTGGAAGTGAGCATGACGGCGGAAATCAACGGCAAACAGGTAACAAGCAACACCCTGCGCCACGATATTATGTGGGTGGAAGAGGGCAATAATACCCCGATTATCAGTTGCGCCGTGCTGGATTACAGTGCCAAGCAGTACAGCAATGTTGCGATCAGCTATACCGTGTATGACCCGGCCAGCAGCAACACCAATGTGACCCTGGCTGTGGATGGCATTGTTGCCAGCAAGCTGACGGTAGGACGCACCAAACAGACCTGGACGTACAAGAGCAGCGAGATTGGCAGCCATGTGCTGACCATTACCTGTGGCGAGACGGTAAAGACCATCAATGTAAAAATTACCGAGCTGGGTATTAACATTGAGCCGGTGAAAACCAACCTGATGTTTGACTTTAACCCGGCTGGCCGAACCAATGCGGACGAAAACCGCCTGTGGACCGATGGCAATACCGCGATGACGGTAAGCGACAACTTTGACTGGAGCAATGGCGGCTACCAGATTGATGAGGACGGCGATACTTACTTTTGCGTGAAAGCCGGAACTACCGCCACGTTGGATTATAAGCTGTTTGCGGACGATGCCAAAAAAAAGGGTAAGAACTTTAAGCTGGTGTTTAAGACCACCAATGTGCGAGACTACGATGCTACGGCACTAACCTGCGCAAATGGCAACGTTGGTTTGACGGTACAGGCACAGAAGATTACCCTGACCAGCCAGCAGAACCGCATTGAGCTGCCGATTTGCGAAGATGACTTTTTGGAGTTTGAGTTCAATATTTTGCCGGACAGCAAGTATAAAGAGATGGTGCTATGGTGCGACGGTATCCCCTGCAAGGTGGAACTGTACGATGCAAGCGACAACTTTACACAAGCAAGTCCGGTTGGCATTACGATTGGCTCTGCGGACTGTGATGTACAGGTATACCGCATGAAAACCTACGGCATGGAGTTGTCGGACGATGAGATCCTGGACAACTTTATTGCGGATGCCAAGAACGCCGAGCTGATGATTGAACGCTATAACCGCAACGATATTACCAACGTGAGCGGCGAACTGGATGCTGACCTTTTGGCCGAGAAGTGCCCGGACCTGCGCATTATCAAGATCAGTGCTCCGACCTTTACGACCGGCAAAAAGAATGAGGTTTTTAATACCACCATCCAGCAGATTTACAAGAACGGACGCGCTGTGGAGGATAACTGGACCGCGACCGGCAGCCATAAAGGCCAGGGCACCAGCTCCAATGCGTATGGCGAGAGCGGCCGAAACATTGATATTAACTGTTCCGGCGGATTTACGTTTGGCGACGACAGCGCCGGAAGCACCTATACCTTGACAGAGAACAGTATCCCGGAGAAATATTTTAATATCAAGGTAAATATTGCAAGCTCTGAAAACGCAAATAACGCCTGCATTGCAGATGATTACAACACGTTTAACCCGTATACCCGTAAGGCAAAGAAAGAGAACCCGAAGGTGCGCGACACGATGGCGTTTTACCCGTGCGTGGTGTTTATCCAGGAGACGGACGTGGAGAACGCAACGGTGTTTAAGGATGGCCAGTGGCATTTTTACGCCTGCGGTGATATTGGCAACAGCAAGAAGAACAATGACACCCAGGGCATGGACCCCGAAAACCACAAGGAAGTTATTGTTGAGATTGACAACAATACCGATGCCCAGACCCGCTTTTTGAGTGATGATTTGAGCCAGGAAACCTGGGACGGCGACCACAGCTTTGAGTTCCGCTATATTAGCAAAAAGTGTACCGAGGAAGAAACACAGGCGGCAAAGAATGCCTGGCAGAGCTTGCTGACCTGGGTAGTAAATGCAGATGACGAAGAGTTTAAGGCCCACTTTGAGGACCACTTCATCAAGGACAGTGTACTGTTCTATTATCTGTTCACTGAGCGCCACACAATGGTGGATAACCGCGCCAAGAATGTGTTCCCCCACACAGAAGATCTGATCCATTGGGATTTTTGCATGGATTATGATAACGATACCTGCCAGGGCAACGACAATGAGGGCGGATTGACACTGACTTACGGCTATGAGGATACCGACACCATTGGCACCAAGAGCGTGTTTAACGCGGCAGACAGCAAGCTGTGGTGCAAGGTACGAGATCTTTTTGCGGACGATTTGCAGAAGATGTACCTGAACCGTGAGAGCGCTTTGGCCTGGAGTGCAAACCGTATTTTGCGCAAGATTGAGGCGTACCAGGATGTGAAGCCCGAAAAACTTTGGATCATGGACATGCGGCGCAAATATTTCCGCACCTATGAAGACAATGGAACGACCAATTACCTGCCGATGATGCACGGCAATAAGCGCCACCAGCGCCGCCAGTACCAGAAGTACCAGGAAAAGTATATTGCGAGCAAGTACAGCGGTACGACCTGCACGGCTGATGATATGACGATCCGCGGCTATACCCCGACCAACTGGACAGGTGTGCAGCCGGACGGTACGTTCCATATCCGCCCGTATGCAGATACCTATGTGAGTGTTTTGTATGGCTCCAACCCGGTAAAAATGCGTGGTAAGCGCGGCCAGACCTACACGATTGAGTGCCCGATTGCAGCCATGAACGATACCGAGGTTTATGTTTACAATGCCAGCCTGATACAGAGCATTGGCGACATTAGTGGGTTTTACCCTGGGTATGTTGATTTTAGCCATGGTGCGAAATTGACCGACTTGAAGGTTGGCAACGGTACCGAAGGCTACCGCAACACAAACATGACCGACTTTGCGGTTGGCAACAATACGCTGCTGGAACACCTGAATTTGCAGAATGTGCCAAACCTGAAGAAATCCATCAGCTTGGCGGGATGTGTAAACCTGATCGATTTTTATGCCGGCGGCAGCGGTATTACCGGTGTGGCATTTGCCAAGGGCGGCAAGATTGAAAAGGCTGAACTGCCTGCGATTGCAAGCCTGACGGCACAGAACCTGAACCACCTGACCAATTTGAAGATTGACGGCTATGAGAACCTGACCACACTGGTTGTGGAAAGCTGCCCGACCATTGACTTGAAAGCTATGTTGGAAAAATGCACAGGTTTGAACCGCGTGCGCCTGACTGGCCTTGATTGGGAATGCGAGGATACAGCGCTGCTTGACCGGCTGTACACGATGACCGGCCTGGATGAGAACGGCTATAATACCGAGCACTCTGTACTGGAGGGCAAGGTACATGTGCCCATTATGCGTGAAAAGAAGCTGGCAGAGTTTAATGCACAGTGGCCGGATTTGAAGATCAGCTACAACACGCTGGTGGAACAGTTTACCTGGACCTTTGTGAATGATGATAACGAACACACAGTTTTGGATGTGCAGTACATTGACAAGGGTGGTAAGGCTGTTGACCCTGTGACCCGTGCGGAGAAGCCGATCCCGAAGCCGACCAAGAAGAGTACGGTGAGCACTGACTTTACCTATGCTGGATGGGACACAAAGTTTGTTACAGTATTTACCAACCAGACCGTAACGGCCAAATATACCGAGAGTGTGCGGAAGTATACCGTGCGCTACCTAAACAATGGTGCGGAGAAGCAGAAAACAGTTGCCCCCTATGGCAGTATGGTGTTGTACGAAGGCGATACCCCGACCTACACGGCGGAGGAAGGTGCCTATAAGTTCTATCTGTTTGACCATTGGGACAAGGGCGGATATGTGAACGGAGACAAGGACATCAATGCGGTATATGACAGCTGCGAATATACCTCTGGCTATTTTGACGGCAAAGAGATTGGCAGTTTGCGCCCGGTTGAGATTTACGCAATGAAAAAGGTTGGTGTGGAGAATAAGGTGGTTAGCCCCAAGGACGCTGTGACCATTACGATGGGCAACGACTTTAGCTACTCTGACATTGAAGAGAAGGTTTTGATCAACGAGAAAAAGATCTTTGATGGCACCAACTATGTGGACACCGGTGTGCAGCTGTTGAAGGAAGACCGGGACTGGGTGCTGGCGGTAGACTACCGGATGACCACAACCGATACGGCCAATGCTGTGCTGATGCAGTGTTTTGAAACCAACGGCATGAACGGCATCCGCATTTGGAATAATAATGGAGCCAAGATCAGTTGGGGCACCGAAAGCGCAACAGCTGCCACAGTTGGAACCCGTGACATGGTGGTAATGCGCCACAAGAAGGGCGAAAACAACCTGCATGTGTATACGGCTAATATTTACGGTGACGACATTGTTTACACCGAGATTAACCGTGGACGAATTACACAGACCAATGCAACGCTGGTGTTTGGTTGCGCCAAGGCAGATGACGGAGAATATGAACGGTTTGCCAAGGGTGATGTGTACTGGGCGAAAGTTTGGTATGCAGACCTGGGCGACAATGCCTGCCGGAAGCTGGCTGCATGGCCGCATGAAACCCGCGAATTTGAGATGTGCGGATTTAAGCAGTTTTATTTAAGCGATAACACAAACAAGCGCTGCGCAATGACGTTTTTGGCGAAAAATACGCTGGCACGCAAGATGCCGATTACCAGTAGCTATTACAACAATGGCGGTTGGCCCGCAGCAACGCTGCGCACCTACCTGGACAAACGGCTGCCGAATGCCTTGCCGATTGGATGGCAGCAGTTGATCCAGCAGGTAAAAGTGACATCCAGTGCGGGCGGAACATCCAAGGAAATTGTGACGGCGGATTGTTACTTCTTTATACCGGCTGCATATGAGCTGAACCCCAGCATGAACAGTGAGCCGTATATTTATGAAGGTACAACGATCAGTTACATGACAGATAATCAGAGCCGAATCTGCTATGACGATGATGGTGCGGCCACCACTTATTGGACACGCAGCCCGAATGTTCAGTATGCAGGTTACTTTTTGCAGGTTGCGGCAGATGGCCAGATTTACAGCTATGTTACCCCGAATGAGCAGCATGGCGTGCGCGTAATGTTCAGCGTGTAAAGGAGGTTGAGGGACGAAATGTATTACAAGGTGATATATAACGGCCAGGTGATTGATACCCTTGACCACCTGAGTTTTGTGAAATACCAGGCGAAACACGGGATTATGGTGAACTGCACGGCAGATGATGCCGAAGGAATTGTGAGCAGTGATGGGCGCTACATCTGGCATGTGGACGGATACTATAACATTCCGGCGGCAGGATACGATACCGTGCAACTGGTAGAGATCAGTGTTTACGAATATGACAAGCTGAAAGCCTTGGGGGCCAAAACCCCTGAGGCTATTATTGATGCTTATACCCTGAGCCTGATTGAAGGAGGTGTGCTATGAGCGACTTTGTGGAGAGTTTGCGGCGGCTGTATTTGGATTGCCGATTAAAAGAAGCGACCCTAAATGCGCTGTGGCACAAGGGCAAAATCAGCCGCAATGAGTTTGACTACATTGTGGGCGGAAAGGAGACGAGCAATGTACACGATCCTGATTAACGAGGACAATACCCTGACCGCCAGTGTGGTGGAGCGCGTGATGCAGCAGAGCAAACTGGTAGACACCCTGCATTTTTTGGCTGACCCGGAATACAAAGGCAAAGACATGCGCGACTATGTGGTGATGCTGGAATACCGGTTACCGGTGAGCAAGAAATACCGCACCGAGTTTTTGACGCTGAGTGACGAACTGTATAAAAACAAACTGGAATATAAGCTGCCCTTTGACACAGCTCTGACCAGTGAGGCCGGTGTGATTGAGTTCCAGCTGACCTTTGGCAACATTGAGATGGATGCTGAAGGCAGGACCACCCAGTACATCCGCAAGGTTGGACCGGGCGAAATTAAAATTATTGATGTTTACGACTGGGCAGCTACGATCCCGGACGAAGCACTGAATGCTTTGGACCAGCGGATTATTGCGATGCAGGCCATGCTGAAGGCCATGATTGATAAGAGCAACGCCATGATGAACAGCAAGGCCGACAACCTGAGCTACAAGAATGACATGCTGCAGCTGACCGCCAACGGAAGCCCGATTGGCAATGCGGTAGAGATCAAGAGCAGCGGCGGTACCGGCAGCGGTGGCGATGGTACAACTGATGGAAATATGCGGGTAGTTGAGTTTTAAGGCTTGGCCGCCTGCGTTTTTTCTATATAGCGACAAATGGAGAAAGGAGTTGGGAGAATGGCAACCACAAGCAAGTTGGGCTATGGTAACGCGGAAAATCTGGATACAGCGATTACGAATGGAATTATTGACGAGAAGGACCTGGTTATTACCAAGGATACATCGGAGTTTTATTACATCCGTGACGATAAGAGCAAGCAGGCGATCCGCCCCCGTACCCGTGTTTTTGACAGCAACGGGCAAGCCAATGAGCAGCTGAACAACAGCAGCGACACTTATGCCGGACAGACCGTAATGATTAAAAACACCGAGGGCAAGTACGAGCCGTGGATTGTACAGCTGTTGGACACCGGGAAGTTTGCTGTTGAGCCGTTCAGCACTGCAAGCACTGGATTTGTTTGGCAGGAATTTTAACCGACAAAAACAACATGAAATTTAAGGAGAGATAATTATGGCAGAAGTAAAATTTAATTATGGCACCAAAGCTAACTTTGAAGCCCTGGAGGCAAAGGACAACGACACCCTGTATTTTTTGACTGACACTTTGCAGATTTTTAAGGGTGCAGTTGAATACACCAAGAGCTGCAAGCTGGTGAGTACCCTGCCTGGTTCCGGCCAGGTGCAGGGCGTTGTTTATGTGCGCACCAGCGACTTTACCCTGCATGTGTTCAATGGCACCAGCTATATCCAGCTGAACAAGGCCACCGTGACTGAGATCCCGGCTGCCGACGCCAGCGATGACAATGTGCCGACCACCAAGGCTGTTGCCGACTACGTTGATGCCAAGATTGAGGGCGTTGTTGGCAGCAAGGGTGTGTTTGTTACCGATGTTACCTACAATGATGGCGTGCTGAGTGTTGCCAAGGGCGGCGACCCCGTTGCTACCACCCTGACTGGCGTTGTGCATGCACCGACTTATGACGCAAGCACCCGCACCATCAAGCTACCGGTATTTGGCGGCGACGAACTGACCATTGCGCTGGGCAAGGATCTGGTTGTGACCAGCGGCACCTATAATGCCAAGGACAAAAACATTGAGCTGACCATTACCAGCGGCGATGTGATCAAAATCCCGGTTGGCAGCCTGATTGATGTTTACACCGGTCTGGCAACTTCCACCGCTGAGGTTACTGTTTCTACCGACAATAAGATCAGCGTGAAGGTGAAGGTGAGCGCCAAGGCTGACAACTCCATTACCCTGGAGGAAGACGGCCTGTATGTTGCTGTGCCCGATGCTTATACCAAGGCTGAAGCTGACAAAAAGATCAAGGCTGTGCAGACCGCCCTGGATACACACACTGCGAATGTCGACATCCATGTGACCAAGGAACAGAAGGCCACCTGGGATGCCAAGGTGGGCACTGAACAGCTGGCTGCCGCCAAGAGCGAGGCCATTGCTGCTGCCGCTGCTGACGCAACCACCAAGGCTGATGCTGCCCGTGATGCCGCCAAGGAGTATGCTGACGGCCTGAACACTGCCATGGATACCCGTGTGAAGGTTGTTGAGGGCGCTATTACCTGGAAGACCATTGGCTGAGACGGCCAAGCGGTTAGTTATTTCAAATTGACATAAAAAATAGCCTTCGCTGTGGAGCCAGTGTTTTGCGAAATAAGGAGAACATGCACTGTGCAGCGAAGGTTTTATATTGTATTGACAAACAACGATGTTGAATATATAATAATAGTAGAACTAAGGCACCGACATAGACGGTCTACCTCAGTTTATAGTTTATGTATGACAGTTAAACCATCATAGCAAAAACCGTTCTGTGGGCGACAGGGCGGTTTTACTTTTTATTACCACGAAAAAACGTGATAACTGCTACGACAGTTTGTACCCCAGTGAACACAACGCCAATAATGACGATGGTATCAACAAAGGATAGATCCGGCATAAGCATCACCTCCTGGCAAAAATAAATTTACCGGAAGGCAAAGTAAGGGCGCTCCACAATGCCTTGCGGCAGATGGGAGGTTTGACCGCCTATTACGTCTATGAGGAAGATATGGCAAAAAGGAATAAACGTTGGTGCCTTAGTTCTGCTATTATTATACTGTCAATGCAAAATTTGTCAAATTAAATACTGAATCGAAACCGCTTATCTGTACGCAGGTAGGCGGTTTTTTTATTGTTACAAAAAGGAGTTTTACGATGTCAAAACTTTCTTTATGCGAGATCCAACAGTCGCAGCTGGATAAAACTCCTATTGTGGATGGACAGCTGGTATGCTGCTTGGATACGGGAAACACTTACCGGGACACAGCCGGCGGGCGAGTTCGGATTGGAAGCGATCTGGAACGAGTGAGTGAGCTGCCATTGGCCCCGCTGGCCGGGAAGATTTATTACCTGCCGCCCGGAGATTTATATATTTATAACTCTGGTTGGGTAATGCTGAATGATACTGATTTTACAATTGGGGCCAGCAAGGCTGATGCCACAGAAGTCAATTTGGAGCTGAAACATGGTGATGTGGCAAAAGGTACGGTAAAGGTGCGCGGCACCGGCATTACGAGCGTGACGGCGGATGCAGATGGGAGACTGATTATCAACACCCCAAGCCCGGAAGCTGTGATTGACGAGATTACCAACAGCCAAATTGATAATTTATTCAAAGACGAATAGGAGGGGATAATATGAAATTTTTTTTGAGTTATGACGGTCTGCTTTATTTTTGTCAGAAGATTAAAGCTTTGCTGGCGGGCAAGGTAGACAAGGTTGATGGCAAGGGGCTTTCGACCAATGATTACACCACGGCAGAAAAGACCAAACTGGCCGGCCTGATGAATTACATCCACCCGACAACCAGCGGGAATAAACATATCCCTGCAGGCGGCAGTGCCAACCAGATTTTGGGTTGGAGCGCGGACGGCACCGCTAAGTGGGTAAACGAAAAGGATACCACCTACAGCGTGATGAGCGGCGCAACGGTTGATGCGGATGGCAAGAGCGGATTGGTGCCCAGCCCGACGAAGGGTGCGCAGCGCTGGCTGGATTCGACCGGTGCTTGGACGACCCCTCCGAACACCACCTATGGAGCTGCAAGCACCACGAGCGCCGGCCTGATGAGTGCCGCTGATAAGAAGAAGCTGGACGGTGTTGCGGACGGTGCAAACAAATATGTACATCCAGCTACAAGCGGCAACAAGCACATCCCGGTAGGTGGTTCTGACGGCATGATCCTGGGCTGGAGTGCCGATGGTACGGCCAAGTGGGTTGCTGACAAAGACACCACCTATACCAACTTTAAGGGTGCGACCGCTGATACGGCTGGTAGTTCCGGCCTGGTGAGCGCACCTGCCAAAGGGCAGCAGGGATTGTATCTGCGCGGTGATGGCACCTGGGCAACCCCGACCAATACCACTTACAACGATGCAACCCAGAGCGCACACGGTTTGATGACCGCCGCTGACAAAACAAAACTGGACGGCATTGCTGCCGGTGCCAACAAGTATGTACACCCCAGCTATACCGCACATGACAGTGGCCTGTACAAAATCACTGTGGATGCGACCGGACATGTAAGCGCTGTGACTGCGGTTGCCAAGGGCGATATTACGGCATTGGGTATCCCCAGCACCAACACCACCTACAATGATGCCACCCAGGGCGCCCATGGCCTGATGAGCACTGCCGACAAGAAGAAACTGGATGCTTTTGGCGCGGCAAGCACCTATGCCCTGAAGAGCGACATTACCGCTATGTACCGTTACAAAGGCAGTGTGGCAAGCTATGACAAGCTGCCGACCAGCGGCCAGACCATTGGTGATGTATACGACGTTGGCAATGGCATGAACTATGCCTGGAATGGCGAGAAGTGGGATGGACTGGGCCAGGTGTTTACCATTGATGCGATCCAGAACACTGAAATTGATACCATTTTGGCATCTTAAAAACTAAACCAAGAGGAGGTGTGGTAAAGTGGGATATTTGAGTAACGCGGGGTTGAGCTACTTTTTTGGCAAGCTGAAAACCATTTTTGCGCCCATTAGCCACGGGCACGGGGGAGCTACACAGAGCGCGGCTGGCTTTATGAGCGCAGCCGATAAGAAAAAATTGGATGGGATTGCCGAGGGGGCGAACAAATACAGCCTGCCCACGGCGACCAGCAATGTGTTGGGCGGCGTGAAAACCGGAGCGAACATTACAAACAACAGCGGCGTGCTTAGTGTGACGGCGGCCAATGTAACGAATGCACTGGGATACACCCCACCCAAACAGGACACAAACACATGGCGGCCGGTTGTGAACAGCTTGACCAACAGCGCGACCGACCAGAGCCTTGCGGCAAACCAGGGTAAGATCCTGAATGAGAGCAAAGCCGCCATGATTGTGTTGACAAACGAGAACTTAAACGATGTGGTGACGCCAGGATTTTACAGTTCTGGCGGCGGCAACAACGTGACAAATAAACCAAGTAACGTAGACAATTTTGGCTTGATTGTAATTCACCAGGCAAGTGGAAATTATTATACCCAGATTGTTTACAGCGACAGTGCCGCTTACCGCCGCCATTGTGTAAACGGGACCTGGAGCGGATGGGTGCAGGACAAGCTGACAGACACCGACACTTGGCGCGGCATCCAAAACAATTTGACCAGCGACAGTACGACTGACAGTTTGAGCGCAGCACAGGGCAAGGCGCTAAAAACCCTGGTGGATGGGAAAGCTGCTATGGGACATACCCATAATAGTATAAAAGACATAGGCAATAAGTCTTCAGATACAACATTTGCTTATTCAAAAGCCGGCATGAGTTATACAGATTACACTTGGCTTGCTGGCTGGAATGGGTATGAACTTCGTGCTGTAAACAAGGGTCAATTTGCTACTGCCGGGCATACCCACGACGCAAGCGTACTTATTAACAATCTCTCTATTGGCGATTCCACTCCGCAAGATGATGACTATTATGTATCTCAGTATGCGGGAGGTGGAACTACTTCAACCACATACTACCGGCGACCAGTAAAAGCATTATGGAGTTACATCAAGGGCAAGGGTGACGCTATTTATCAGCCAAAGGGCAGCTATGCTGCGGCAAGCCATACGCATACGAAAGCGCAGGTTGGTCTTGACAATGTGGACAATACTGCAGATGCAAATAAGAGCGTTAAGTATGCGACAAAAGCGGCAAATGCAGATGTTGCGATTGGTGTTGCTGATTATAATACCCCAAGCAAAACTATCAAAATCGGGTATAACGGTGACGGGATTACTGGCGATGCTATCAAATATATTGCTGGTTATACAACTGGTGACGGCGGGTCTACAACTGCAAAAATCAAGGATGTGTCTAAAAGCGCGTTGCAATCGTGGCTTGGACTTGGAAACGCGGCCTACACTGCATCCTCTGCATATGCTGCATCGAATCATACACATGATGATCGGTACTATACAGAGAGCGAGATTGACGCGAAGCTGAAAACCAAAGCTGATACGCACAGTCATCCATACCTACCGCTGGCGGGCGGAACTGTGACGGGTGTGACTGCGTTTACAAATACAACTGCGTCTACAAATAAAAGTACTGGCGCTGTGAAGGTAAGTGGCGGTGTTGGTGTTGCCGGACGCATGAGCGCCAATGAGGTTATGATTGGCGATGGATGTACACTGCGATACGATGCAACAAACAAGTGTGTGAATTTTACGTTTAGTTAAGGAGGCGGTGGTTATGGCATTGCAGGTTTGGCTACCGCTGAATGGCAAGAACGAAAATCAAGGGATAAGTGGGGTTGCCATAAATGGTAGTCCTGCATCTTGGGGTAATGGCCCGATTGGAAAATGCGGTGTGTTTACCGGGCAGAAAATTAGCATCCCATATGATATAGATAGCGAACAGTTGACAATTACATTTTGGTTTTATCCAGATACGCCGGACGCATGGTGTGATGTATTTTCTATTGGAGCTGGTGATAACCGTTTTGAGGTCTCTAAAACAACACGATATTATTGGTATGCAGATAAAACGCCTCTGATCAGCAGTGGTTCTGTACTTGGCGAGTTTTCTAATAATAAATGGTATCATATTGGCTTCGTAATTACTGGAGAACAATGCTTACTGTATATAAATGGCACCTTGCAAAATAAATATACCCAGACGAATCAACTAAGTACAGTGTTAAGTGGGAACCGTAAGATCATGCTGATGTCAAGAATTGCCGGTAACAACACATATAACGGTTCTATCGCTGATTTTCGTATTTACGACAATGCACTTTCTCCGAAAGAAGTTCACGAGATTGCACAGGGGCTGTGCTGTCACTATCCGTTGAATGATCCGTATGCAACAGGGAGTATTAACAAATATAGTGGAGATAATTTTGAGGGGAAGCCGAGCGGTAGTAGCTATACTGTGACCAAGCTGGCAAATGAACGCGGGTATAATTACAAGCTGAGTTATACAGGAACCGGTAATAATACCTGGCCTAATTTTTACTTCCCTACTTTTAGTTTTACTGCTGGCAAGACATATGATTACAGTTGCAAGGTGCGGTGCCACAGCAAGAACTTTAACATTAGCTTTAGAGCGGCACACATCAGTAATGACTGGGTTACGAGCATGAAGACGATCACGGTGGCGGACAACCAGTGGCATGAATACCACATCCAGATCAAGCTGGACGCAAAGTACACAAGATCCGGCACAGAGTATAATACGAAACCACTGGTTGAATTTTATTCCGAAAGCCTTGCAACTAAGGATATGGTTTACACTTGCGATTTTGACTTGAAAGACGTTTGTGTAAGTGAGTGCAGTACGGCAGCAAGTGGAAGCAATGGCAGCTGGGCGGATAACACGGTGTATGACACGAGCGGAATGGGAAACCATGGCAGTGTTACAAGCGCTTGCCGGCCGGTTTTGGCTGGGAACAGCCCGATGTATGATAAGTGTTATGAGTTCCCTTATAAAAATTATATTACTGGGAAAATGCCGTTTGGTGGGCAGGCTGCGAGCAACTTCACGATTAGTATTTGGCTGAACCAAATTGAAGGCGGCGCATATTCTACTTGGTTGAACAGTAACGGTTATGGCGACTCCGGTTTGTGGCTGGCAGTTAATACCGAAGGCTGTGCGCAGTGGGGATACCGTGGAAGCGTTAGCCCGAATTATGTGAAAGGCGGAAGTAATATTGCGGTAAATACCTGGCATTTGTTCACTTATGTATACAAAGAAGGTGTAGCGACCTGGTATTTGGATGGCAAGAAAAATTGCAGCGCTACCTATGCAGATAAAACAATAATGCCTGCGGGCACATTTACATTGGGTGACAGTTATGCGGGAAGTGATTGGAATACAAATTTCCATGGCAAGCTTTCCGATTTCCGCATTTATGCTACTGCTCTATCGGACGAGGACATTGCAGAGCTATACAACACACCGGTTTCAATTACAAGCACCGGAACGATGATGACGAAGGGAGAGCTGATTGAAACATGAGTGTGGGAGTGAATAAAAGTGGAGTTGTGAATGCGGGAAGTTTTGTAGAGACAAACGGCGCTATGCTGAACACATTTATGAGCGAAGGATATACACCAACTGCGTCTGTTAAAAATTCATGTATGGAACGAACGATCACAGGTTTTGTTGTTGACAAGGAATATTACATTGATATGGATATTGTTTGGAGTGGGTTCACAACTGATGCTGCAAGCAATTTTGGAATGTGGGCGCAGGGCTCTGTTTATAATGGCTCAAATTGGTCTTGGAATTACGGAAACCCGATGGCATCAAAAATCGGCAATCTTACTTCTTTAATGCTTAGTTCTAACAGTGGAACAAAACATTTTAAGGTGAAATTTACGGCAGAACAACCAGGATATGAGCTTGGTTGCCGAGCAGATTATTCCAACGGCAAAGGAACAATAACTTATAAAAATATTCGCGTTGTACCTGCAGATTCTTTTGTGGACGGCGCAATAAACAGCGGACGAATACTTGTTAATTCAATCGCAATGGATAATTTCATCGAAAACTGACGGAGGTGATGGAATGGCTCAACTTTCTAATTTGATTGTAAATGGCGTGACACGCCTGCTTTCTAAGCTTTATGTCAGTGATTCTGTCACTGCGCCTAATTTTATCGGTAAACTGACAGGCACTGCTGCAAAGCTTGGAAGAAACGGAGACGCCGATACCCCTATGACATTTAATTGGTCTGGCAAAGATGGCCAGCCGACATGGCTTTGGGGTGGTGAGAATGGGTCAGACATGTATGTGTATAACCCATCAAATTTCAGTGTAAAGAACGCTAAGGCGGCTGGGTCTGCTGATTCTGCAACGAAATTGAGTTCGAGTGCAGGCAGTGCGACACAGCCGGTTTATTTTAATGATGGCAAACCGGTGGCGACTACCTATACACTGGGTAAGAGTGTGCCGGCGAGTGCTGTGTTTACCGATACAAATACATGGCGTGGGGTACAGAATAACCTGACCAGTGATGCCACAGACCAGAGCCTGAGTGCTGCACAGGGCAAAGTATTAAAAGGTCTTGTTGATGGGAAGGCGCCAAGTGGGCACACACATGATGACCGGTATTATACGGAGTCTGAGATTAACACGAAACTGGCTGGTAAAGCTGACAGTGGACATATCCATCTACAAGGCACAGAATCCGGTAAAGTTGACTGGAATACATTGAAGACGTTTGGTGTTTACAAGATTCAGAGCTGCACCATGACAGCTGATTATCATGCGCCTGTTGATGAATATGCTTTTGGAATCTTACAGGTGTTGGACAGTGAAAATGGCGGTAGTGAAAATCGTATCATCCAGATTTATTGGCCACACAGGACATCGCAAGGTGCGCATCTGTGGTATCGTATGCACAACAGTTCTAATATGAGCGACGGATGGAGTAACTGGACAGCCATTACGGAAAAGCCCGCTACCGCAGGAGTTGCAGACTCTGCAAGTTCTGTTGCATGGGTTAATGTCACAGGCAAACCGAGCACCTTTACGCCGAGCAGCCACACCCACAACTATGCTGGGTCCAGCAGTGCGGGCGGTGCAGCAACGAGCGCCAACAAGGTGAATGCAGCTTTGACGATTAACCTGAACGGGACAAGCCAGGGTGCATGGGATGGCAGCAGTGCGAAATCGATCAGCATTACGGCAGCCAGTGTGGGCGCAACAAGTGTAACAATTAGCAGGTGGTGATTTTTATATGGGAGTTTATTTAGGAAGTACGCAGGTAGATATGCAGGGCGGTTTTGTGACTGGTGGTGCCAGTGGGGCGAGTTTGCAGAGCAAGACAGTCAACCCCAGTGAGAGCGCACAGACGATCAAGGCCGACTATGGCTATGACGGTTTGAGCCAGGTTACAGTAAATGCAGTATCGAGAACTTATGTGGGAAGCGGCGTGACGAAAAAGAGTGCTGCGACTTATACGCCAGGAACGAGTGACCAGAGCATTGCATCCGGCCAGTATTTGAATGGAACCCAGACGATTAAGGGTGACAGCAATTTGACCGCCGGTAACATTAGAAACGGTGTGAAGATTTTTAATGTGACAGGCAGTTATGCTGGGAGCAGCAGTGGCGGAAGCAGCCCCAGGCTACAGACAAAAACCGCGACGCCTAGTGAAAGTACCCAGACCATCAGCCCGGACAGCGGGTATGATGGTTTGAGCTCCGTAACGGTAAACGCTGTTTCCAGAACTTATGTTGGTAGTGGCGTAACAAAGAAGGCTGCGGCAACTTACACCCCAAAGACCAGTGACCAAAGTATTGCGGCAAGCCAGTATTTAAGTGGTGCTCAGACCATTAAAGGCGATGCAAACCTGGTGGCCGGGAACATTAAGAGCGGTGTGAGCATTTTTGGTGTGACAGGAACTTATGCCGGCGGCGGGAGTTCCGGCGGCAGCAGCAATAACAACATTGAGGCTTATGCCGTCACGGACACCAACCCCAGCGTTAGTTTTAGGCGCACTGACGGGACAATCAAGCTTTGGGGCTACGGTACCATGACCAGTTCCGGCGGCTGGGGCGGGCAGGTTACGAGCCTGATCGCGTTTGAGGGCGACAAATACCACAAGAGCGCCATGTACGGTGGGCCAAGCAGCACCAATCTGAGCCTAAGCATCAGCAACGGAAAACTGACTGGGCTGCCGAGTGGACTATCCGCAATCAGCGCGATTGTAACGAGAGGTATATGATTATGGCCACTGATACAAAGCTGGACAGCCTGGTGATCAACTACCTGACGCAAGCCCAGTATGATAATGCTAAGAGTGAAGGAACGCTGAACAGCAACCAGATCTATATGACACCGGCCTCCTCCGGTACCCATACGCTGCCTGCCGCTACCAGTTCAACCCTGGGTGGCGTAAAGATTGGCAGCAATATTACAGTGAACAGCGGCACGATCAGCATTAGTAAGACTAACGTGACAAATGCACTGGGTTATACGCCACCTATGACTGATACCAAGTACACACTGCCAACCGCGAGTGCTTGGACTTTGGGTGGTGTAAAAATCGGGAGTAACATTACGGAGAATTCCGGCACGATTAGTTTGACAAAGGCGAACGTGACAAGTGCTTTGGGATACACACCGCCAACAACAGATACTAAGTACACACTGCCGACAGGTAATGCTTCGACTTTGGGCGGTGTGAAATTGAGTGATTCGACCAGTTCAACAAGTTCGACCAATGGTGGTGTTGCGGCAACGCCGGCGGCGGTGAAGGCGGCCATCGCGGAAGCAAAACTTGCAGCCTGGCCGATTGGCAGTATTTACATGACCGTAAGCAATACAAGCCCAGAGTCTTTATTTGGCGGTACCTGGGAAAGAATTTCTGAACGCTTTTTGCTTGGTGCTTCTGGTAGTTTTCCCGCAGGTGCTACTGGGGGTGAATCCGCCCATACGCTTACACAAAGCGAGCTACCGAATTATTCGTTGTCTGTAACCAACGGAAGCAACGTAATACGCTCCAGAACCGGAAGCTCTGCGGATGCGTATGTTCAAACGCAATCAGGAGGCTGGGGTATTCCGAACTGGGAATCCAAAACCGTAACAGTCGCCTCCGGCGGTTCCGGGAAAGCTCACAACAACATGCCGCCCTATCTGGCGGTTTATATGTGGAAGAGGACAAAATAAGGAGGATAAAAATGCGGCTGAAGAATGGAGAGGTATGTTTTGGGTGGCCATTGGCGCAGCATGTGATTACGGCCGGCTGGAAATATAACAGTGGGGCGTTGCACAGGGCAATCGACTTCCGCGCTTTGGTGGGAACACCGGTGTTTGCGGCGGAAGACGGAACGGTGCGCGTGGTTTACCATTGGAATGGGCGAGTGACCCAGGGCGACACCAACAGTTATGGCAATATGGTGAAGATTGAGCATATGGCGTATAAAGGCGGCAAGCTGGAAACGTTGTATGCTCATTTGAATTCTATCACGGTGAAGGTTGGACAGAAGGTGAAAACCGGCGAAGTGATTGGTTACAGCGGCCAGACCGGCAACTGTTTTGGTGCCCATTTGCACTTTGAGGTGCGCTGGAAAGGTGTGCGCGAGAACCCGCTATGCTGGTTGGATGATGACTTTAAGCCGGCCAGCCGCGGTGTGATTTTGTGGGCCAATGCAAACCAGCACAGTGTACAGGTAGACAAGCAGGAAGCGGCTGAGGAGCCGAAGGTTGAACCGGCAGTGAAAAAGACTGTGGCAAAAGCCATTACCCTGAACAACGGCAAATGGAATGTGCGTAAGGGTGCCGGAATGCAGTACCAGTCCATTGGGGTGATCAGCAGCCCGAATGCCAAGACCGGCAAGCCTGTTTGCATTGGATATGAGACGGTCGTGGACGGCTGGTTCAAAACGGTTTATGGTTATATCAGCCAAAAAGCGGTGAAGAGCCATACCTGAGTGCAGCCAAAGCAGGTGATTTTTATGAAGGAAAACTGGAGCCTGATGAGGTTCAGCAAAAAGATTATTGTTTTTACAATGGGCGCAACGATTATTTACGCGATTGTATACATGATCCTGTGTTTTAGGACCGGACAGTTACCGGAATCGTCTTTTAACATTGGGCTGTTTGCGGCAATGAGTGCGGAGAATTTGTGTAACGCCTGGATCAAGGTGAGGGAAAAAGTAGCGGAAGAAGAAAAAACAGAGGGTGACAATACGCCCCCTGGTGATGAGATTTTTACGCCGATTGATGAGACAAGTGACACGGAAGAGATTGGAGGTTAGGTATGGAACAGGGAATTGTATATATTGTGATGGGCCTGGTTTGCGTGGTTGCTTTTATGGTCGGCAAATATGTGTTGCCGAACGCCCAGGAGACAGTAAACAAGGCACTGAACCTGTTGAGCGGCTACCCGCTGTTGATGCAGTGGGGGTTAAGCGCCTGTAAATATATCAAGCAGTATTTTAACGATATTTCCGGCGAGGAAAAGAACAAGCGTGCCGCAGAACTGATTATGGAAGTGGCCAAGCAGGCCGGCGTTACCATTACAGAGGAGCAGGCGCGTGCGATTGCCCAGGCGGCTTACGAGCAGATGAAGGCGGGTGAAGCTGCTGCCGGAGAGAAGGTGAACGCAGATGCCTAACCCGGTATTTACATTTACGGCGCAGGACATACTGATGCTGGTGCTTTCAGCTTGTGCGGCGGTGGTTAGTATTTCGAATGCGATTGCCCAGGGGGTTAAGTTCAACAACTTTTTGAAAAAGCCAAATAGAGATCAGGATGCCCGGATGGACAAGATTGAAGATCGGCTGAAAACGGTGGAAGGGCGCTGCGACACGTTTGACAAGCAGTTGGAGGGTGTGAAGAAGCACCTGAATAGCCTGGATGAAAGCATTAACATGCTACTGCGGGCAGAATTTGCACAGCTGGGGCACAACCTGAACGGCGACAATGTGGAGCAGATGCAGCGAGCATTTGACGATATACAGGAATTTTTGTTTAAGCGTTAAGGTTGACAGCGAACAACATGTGGTATATAATACAAATAGAGGATTGAAGCTCTTAATAAGCGAACACCTCAGTTAGCTACAAATGAACCAAATACATCTGCTACAATGTACCCAGTTCAGATGAGGCCACCTAAGTGCTAGTTAGGTAGCCTCATTTCTTTTTACGGCCAAAATAAATGGCCACAAAAACGCCAGTCCATGTACCGATGCAGCTTACGATTGTAAGCACATCCATAATAGAATTCATGGCATCACCTCCGACAATAAGATTGCCGAAAGGCGAAAATGATTAAACCTCCATTTAGCCTTCCGGCTAGTGGGAGGTGGCCGCCTAAGCGCTTATAAAGTTGGGTGAAATTCAGCGGAGCTTCAATCCTCTGGAGAATAGTATACCATAAAGAATCGTTGGATCACAAGTAAATTTTACGCTTGAGTAAAAACAGCAAAGAATTATACAAACAGGAATAGGGAGTACCTTTGGTTTGAAACCTTGGGTGCTCCCTATTTTTTAGCAGGTTGGAAGTATCAGTACAGTTCAGAGACAGAAAGAACTTTGGCGGGAAGATCCTCGCGCTTGCCGGATGGGGTTGGTGTGGAGATCTTGATGGTTTGAATGGCGGAGTTGATTGCGGGTTCAAAGCCGTCCAGAACGGGGATAGCATCACAGGAAAAGAAAACCTTGTTTGCGTTGCCATCTTTGGTGGAATATTCAGAAATATAGTGAGTGCCAAAATCGCTATTGGCATCATGAATATAATCCGGCAGTTCGATGGTGACGAGTTTTTTACAGGGGATACCGGACGGTTTTTGGCCTTGAAGAACCCAGCCAGCCGGAAGACGGTGGGCCTGATACGGATCATTTGACACAAAGGTAAAATAGGTTGTTGTGACAGGGCCATGTTCCGATGTTTTACGGGTGCAGGCAAGAACCCCTACAATAATTTCAGTTATCATGATGGTTCTCCTTTTGTGTTTGATAATTTTTTATAACGCCCACGTTTTATGTCCTTATGGTATTGCTGTTGTTTTTTAAGAATTGCTAAACATTCAGGAGAACAAGCATTACTACGATCTACTGCAGCAAAAGTTTTTCCGCAGACAACACAAATTGTTCCGTTTTTCTGCATGTTCTTTTTGTGGTCTGGGTTTTGTTCACGGTAATTGGCAGCCCAGGCACGTTTTAACGGCTCGGTTTTTTCTTTTAAGGAGATCGGGGCGCATTCTGGACAATATTTTTGAAGGCCACCTTTTACGATATAAGGCTTGCCACACCGCTGACAGATATCGGTAGATCCAATTTGGCGAGTGGTCTTGTTTTTAGCAAGGTTCCGACATTTTTTTACAGCCTGCTTATCACGTTCCGCCTTACATTCTGGGCAGAAAGACGCACGAGGACCACCGGTAAAAGTAGCACCACACGACTTACAAACATGAGATATCATGCGTGGTTTATGAGCGGCCTGTTCACGACATGAGGGGCATAGGCGCTGTTCTTTTTGCCCTTCAAATGAACTTCCGCAGCGAGTGCAACGACGAAGCATGAAACTACCTCTTAAAATAAATCATTGACAGAGCATTGAAACAGCGAGGCAAGAGTTTGTGCAACCTGAACAGTGGGTTTACTTTCGCCGGATTCAATGCGTTGGTATTGACGGAGTGATACACCGAGTTTATCCGCGACCTGCTGGGCTGTCAAGTTGGCACGGGAACGCATGGCTTTGAGGCCGATGGGCTTAATATCCGAATACTTTTCGGCCTGACCATGATAATAACCGAGAGCGAAAGAGCCTTGCAGCTCAACAGGAAGCAGCTTAGAAAACTCGTTTTGCATATCATCTTCGGTAATTGTGGAGTAAGTCAGAGCAATGAGGCGGTCCAACTCCGGTGTTATGCGGTGTTCTGTGTGGGCGCGAAGAATAAGCTGCGCGACTTCCATTAAAGGATGCATGGTGGCGTTCTGGAGGTTATTGGCTTTGGGGCCATCCTCGCCATAAACAATCGTGGCGAGCTTGTTATAAAGAATACCCAGTGCAAAAACCTGTTCCGTAGTAAGAGCCATAAGAAAGCCTCCTGTTCACATGACGTTTTATGTCGTTCCTTTGGTTATAGGATACGACATTTTATGTCATATGTCAAGGAGGTTTTGAAAATTTTATTGGGTTCCCTACATTTCGCTAAATTTATCTTTAGCGAAGTTGCCGGTTATTCCTTGTTCTTTTTGTATTCGGCCATTGCGTCTGCCAGGCGCTGTTCCCAACCGGCGTTATCGGCTAAAAATTTATTGTAAAGAATTTCTTCGGCTTCTTTTCTGGCAGCGGCTGCGTCTTTTAGATTAGTGAAGAAACCAAGGTGAATGCGTTTATGCTTAAAGTTAATATATGCTTTGTAGGTGCCTTTTTGGGTAAGCGCAACACCGTTTATCCCAGTTCTAGAGTTTTTATTTACTGTTCCATTTACGCGCGAACGAATTTTTGACAAGTCGGTTCCATCTACGTTTACGACTTTTCTGGTTATTTCCAATAGTTCTTTTTTGTCTCGTTCGCAATGACCACAGAATTGTAAATTCTTTATGCTTGACAACCGCGTTGTGAATTCGCGCCCACATTTGGGACAAATTGCAATACATCTGGTACAGGTGCCGCTTTTTTCTTTATCAACAATCTTTTTTATAAAAAAACCGTTGACTGTTTTGCCTTCATATTTTTCTTTTGAATTTTTAGTGTTTGCTTCTAATTTAGTAAGCGCCGATCTTGCATACCCGCATTTTTTGCATGATTTACTTTTCCCGCTAATGAGTGAGTGCCCGGAAACATCAGAAACAGTTCCGCAAGAACAACGGCATTCAAGATATCCTTTTTTCGCTTTTGCCGGGTCTTTAGAACGGCCGATGACGGTCCACTGATCAAAAACAGTGTTGGGTGCAATTTCTAATTTTTGAGGCATTGTGGTTTACCTTTTTATTTTTGAAAAGCCTTGATTTCATCGTCTGCGCCACGATCCTGGCTATCGTAAACGCTCGGCAATTTAGGGGCATTGGGGTTAGGAACTTCTTCTTCTGGGGTTGTTTCCGGTTCGGTTTTGCCAATGCCGATGGCTACAATTTCCAGAGGGGCTTCCAGAGCATCAGCAAGCTTACGCAGTACATCAATGCGCGGGATAGACTGGTTGTTCTCAATGCGGAAAATTGTGTTTTTGCTAACGCCGCTTTTTTCCGCCAGTTTTTGTAGGGAGATACCCTCCAGATTGCGGACAACCTTGAGCATATTACCCTCTCTCCAGCAGGTACCGATTGTAGCACGAGCCAGCAGCTCAAATTCATGCAGATCTGCGATTCTGGTTTTGGCAATCGGGTATTTTCCGCTGGCGGCAACAATAGCAGTCATCACATCCAGAACGGCTTTGCCTTGAGGATAGAGTTTAGAGGGCATTTTAATCACACGCTCATTAGCAAGGGTATGAAATTTTTCCATGCCGGAAAGGATTGTTTTGCTTTGCATGGCGCTAATGTGGTTGAGGTAGTAATCCGATATACAGGGTTCTTGATACTCGATTGTAACATCATCAAGAATTTTGCAGCACGCGATGAAATAACCCCACAAGCTGGACATTTTTTCCTGTTCTGTATTACCCATAGGTTTGATTTCCATACTTATTCCCTCCTGATTTGCTTTTTAGATTGACCTTATTGTACACATTTATGGGTACGAATACAATAGGCAGGTTGTACAAAGTTATACCCAAGAATGTGTACGCGGTTGTTATTTGGTTGACGGGATTGATTTTTGTTGAATTGCCGGCATGTGGGGTGTATACTTTTTGGTATATGGGTTTATGGGGTGTGAAACCGGGGAACCGGCCAATATGAACGGTTTATGAATTGATAGATGATACATGCGACAAGATTGAATCCGACCGGCGCTGGCTGCTGCAGCTATTACGAGTTTGTTTTACGCCGAAAACTGCAAAAAAAATCAGACCCTCTCCCCTGCTGCCGATTGATGGGCAGAACATTCAGAGCTGAACTACGAGTTTCTTTTACGGTGAAAAAGCGCAAAAAATACCGATTGTAATAAAGCCAGGACGGTATGGACGGGCGGCGCATGGCAGGGCTTGAAGTTGATTTATGACCACCCATAGCCAGAATTACGAGTTTGTTTGACCAAAAGATTGAAAAAATATGGTTCAGGCGGCCAGATATGGATGGTTGATGCAGCGGTTTGAGCTACGAGATTCTTTGATTTGAAAAAGCGCAAAAAAATAAGAGTGAAAGCACTCCCCTACCCTGCCCGACTTGGTTTTGAACTACGAGGTTGCTTGACAAAGGGCGCAGAAAAAGGAAAAATTTGTGCCAATTACGAGATTGTTTGATGCGAACTGCGAGATTTTTTGACGGCAATTACGAGGTTGTTTGACAGCGAAAAGCAGGATTTTGCGTAAAAGAAACTCGTAGCAGGAATAAAAGAAACTCGTAGCCAGTATAAAAGAAACTCGTATGTAGGATAAAAGAACCTCGCAGCTTGTGTAAAAGAAACTCGCAATATACCTTATATAATATAA